TTAGCAGAAAGATTCGCAAGTATGGCGCGTTTCTTGCTGTAAATGTCGACAAGTATAAATTGCTTACAAAAAAGATTTTACTTGGTGGCGAAAATACTATATAATAATATAGTGATGAAGAAAGTGGACAAGTCGTTTATACAATTTAATATATCGCAATACGGAGTATACAAATATGTCATTAGCATCTCTTAAGAAGGGTTCATCCCTTGACAAGCTCAAGCGAGCAGTCGAAGCCTCCTCCTCTGGCAATACTAACAAATCAAATGGCGATGATCGTTTCTGGTCGCCTGAAGTTGACGCTTCGGGCAACGGATACGCAGTCATTCGTTTTCTTGATACAGCAGCAGTAGATGGTGAAGATGGTTTGCCTTGGGTTCAAATCTGGTCGCATGGCTTTCAAGGTCCAGGTGGTTGGTACATTGAGAATTCTCTCACCACTCTTGGCAAGACCGATCCTGTTTCTGAGTACAACACTGTGCTTTGGAACAGCGGCATTGAAGCCAACAAGGAAATTGCTCGTAAGCAGAAGCGCAAACTCTCTTACATCAGCAACATCCTTGTGGTCTCTGATCCAAAGCGTCCACAAAACGAAGGCAAGGTGTTCTTGTTCAAGTATGGCAAGAAGATCTTTGAAAAGATCAAAGCACAGCTTGAGCCAGAGTTTCAAGACGAAACACCAATGAATCCTTTTGATTTCTGGAAGGGTGCAAACTTCAAGTTGAAGATTCGCAACTATGAAGGCTATCGCAACTATGACAAGTCAGAGTTCGAAGCACCAGCTGCTTTGTTCAATGGCGATGACGCTCAAATCGAAAAAGTTTGGAAGTCTGCTCACTCACTCAAGGATTTCTTGAAGGAAGAAAACTTTAAGACGTATGATGAGTTGAAGGCGAAGTTGGATCGCGTTCTTGGCGCAGGTGGCGTTTCTGGCGCAACTGCTTCAAAGATCGATGATGAGGAAGCAGCTGCTCCTGTCGTTCGTTCTGCTCCTGCCAAGAAAGTCACTGCTGAAGATGTCAGCGTCGATGATGACGATATGGCATTTTTCGAGAAGTTGGCAGCAGAGTAATCTGTTTTAGAAAACAAATCATGTTTTCAGGGGGACTTCGGTCCCCCTCTTTTTTATACTGTACCAATCGTTGTAAACGCCGAAGGATGAGCAAAGTCTTTTGCCAATGCACGCGCAAAAGAACTTTCAGAATCTCTAGTTGAAGCTGGAACTGCATTTGATGGCGGCATTGGTTTGGCTCCTTGAGATTGACCGCCCACAGGAACAGGAACAACAGTTGGTGCTGCAGATACCATCATTTCTTCTTTTGCACTTGTAACAGCTGTAGTTTGCTGTGCTACCATAGCTCCTGTTACTGGAGTTGGAGAAATAGGCGTAGCGGTGACTGCTGGTGGTGCAGTTACACTGGCAGCAACTCCAGGAGTTTCAGTTCTAGGTGGTGCAGCAGCAACAGCAGTACCCATTTCTGCTTGTTTAGCTGGTGGAGAAGCAATACCTGAACTTGGCGCTCTACCCGATTTAGGGTCAATTTCATTACCATTATTGCTTGCTACAATTGGCGCTCCTGGTTTATATGGATTATCAGGTGTGGCGCCACGTTTAGCAGTTTCAATGGGCTCAACGTGCCATGTTTCCCCAGGAACTGGACGAGTGAAACCATATTTTGCCATCAAACCTAATTCTATGGCTTTGTTTGCGTCAGTTGAATTGATGTCTATGGCTAGACCGCTTTCGTGACGACTTCTCCCTGGGGGTGCTGCTCTAGGCGCACCGTATTTGGCAAACAATGCTGCTTGTTCTTCAGGAGAACGATATCCCGAATTGATTTGAATTTTTTGACCTGTCTTATTGAAATATTCTTTAGCAAGACCAGCCAATCTTTCTTTCATTTGTGAGTTCAATCCATCTAGATTGATGCTAGAATCTTTTAGTCGAACATATTTTTTCAAATCTTCTGCACTAGCACCCGTTTCTGCTGGTGGTATGGCTCCAGGCATACTTGAAGACACACGAATAGGTGCTACTGCTGGCGCAGTTGTTGGTGGAGCCATAGATGATGTTGTTCCAGCAGCATTTGGAAAACTGGTTGCTGCTGGGGCAGGTTCTATTGAGGTTGGTGAAGTTGTTGGAGCAGCCTGAACTTCAGCATCAGCTTTTTTCTCTATGTCATCGGCATATAATTCTTGTTCAGCTTCTGACAATGCTGAAAATTCTTTCCATAATTTGTAAAGATCATAAGCGAGCCACAAACTACCAACAACTGTAACAGCTGCACTAATCCAACCAACAAATGGTATTACAGCTAATCCTCCAGCTGCAGCTAAACGCACACCAACTTGAGCAAATAATTTGGGCGCACGTTTCTTCAAAAATCCCATAAAGAGATCCCAAGTTTTATTCTTGACTTTTTGAACAGTTTTGGTTTGGGCTATTTTTGTTACAGCTACAGCACCACCAACAGCACCAGCGATACCAGCACCAGTCGCAGCAGCTTGTATTTTCACATCTGTTTTTTGAGCAGTAATTTGTTCTTGAATTTCTTGTTTTTCTTCTGGCGTTTCCGCCATTGATGCTTGCTCTTTTAAGAACTCTGGATCTTCAGAAACAAGATCCGGATCTCTAAAAGAATCCACTGCCATATATGCCAAACCACCGACAGCAGCACCACCCAATAAAGATCCGACGCCAAATCTACCTACACCACCACCTCTTCTGCCGACTGGACCTCTACGACGACGTTTTCTCTTGCCATCACCGCCGCCACCAATATCCAATAAGTCACTAAGTGCATCTGCACTAACAGCTTTCAGAATCAAATTTAGTTTATCATGAACATCAAATGGCTGCTTTTTCTCACCAACTGATTCAAGAATTTTCTTAATATCTTCTTGTAAATTTTCTTCTTCAATAAGCTCATCTACAACTTTAGGCGTCTCAGATATGGCACTTAACACTGGAGCAAATGGATCTTTTTCTTGCTGTAAAACTTTACTCCCGAAATCTGTTCGAACAAATTCACCTGTGGCTGGATCTATTCTTCCACGTGGTTTTTTAGTTGCTGTTTGTTGCTGAGTTTGTTGAGCGTCACCCCGCGCAGCTTTAGTCTTTGTTTTTTTCTCTTTCTTCACTTTAAATTTTTCAGCAAGTTCTTTTCTTTCTTCTTTGCTTACTCTTTTACCAAAAACTAAATCAGCGACTTGCGCTAATTCTTCACTACCCCCGAAAGCTGTTACAATCTTGCCAAAACGAGAACGCATTCCTGTTGTTGCAGCCTCATAATCCTCTTTGAGTTTATCTGCAGCTTTTAAACTTTGAAAAATACTTTTACCTTGTTCGCGAGCTTGATCAAAGGCTTCCTGTTGCAGTTCGTCTAGATCTCGTAAACCTCTAGTAGTTTTCTTTGTAACTTTTATAATTTGTAATAGTTGTTTTTTTTGTTCTTCGCTAAGATTTTGTTGCTCTAGAAGTGCTTTGAGGACGCTTTCCATGTCCTCCTTTTCATCTGAAATTAAATCTTTAAGAGAAATGCTGCCATCACCTTTAATAAAGGCTTTAGCAAATCTGTCAGCTATAGATTGTTTTTTGGTTATTTTCATCTTCTATTTTTTGACCTAACTGTCGATCTATTTTGCATTCTCGTTAATTCAATTCTTTCTTTCTCTTCCTTCAACCAATTCATGAGCATAGCCACATATGTTTGCCTCTCCCAAGGCAACATATTTTCAAGCTCACTCAAAGAGTACTTATGGTGCTGAATCAAACCAAAGTTGCAGTTAAAATAATTCTTCAAATTGTCATAACCAAACATTAACCGAAAAAATCGTCGATTCCTTGCACTCTAATAGTATGTAGATATCCACATTTATTACAAGTTACTTCTTTTTTCGATTCTATGTATGGTAGTGTGTTGAAGAATTCTTTAAAAGCACCAACTTGATCTAAACTCAAGGAGCCTACGAATTCTTCTAGTTCTTCTCGAGTTATAGAATCAGCATCATACTTTGAATTCTCATCAAAAATATAATCTAAGTGCTCTACAATCAATTCCATTATATCTTCTAAATTCGTTTCGTTTATAGCAATAGAAGTCGATGTGCTTAATGAAGGATACTTCAAACATACTCCAACTTTATCAGTCACCATAATTTTATTTGTATGACCTTTCGGTTCAATAAACTGAACTTCATTTAGATCCACTTCAAACGCCATGTTTGCATCACATGGTTCATTTTCTACAACATTATTGCACTTGTAAATGAGTTCTAGATTTTCCCCCACCGACTTCAAGCGAAGATGAACAAAAATCATTTCTATGTCGAAGATAGGTAAATTGGCTACATCAAGTTCTTCTAGGCAACAATTATTGACGATTTGTTTTACTGTATCAAAAACTGTTGGTAGGTCGCTTGCTTCTTTAGCCATTAATAACAGCTTTTCTTCTTTTACCAGAAAAGGTCTAAACTTCACTTTCCTATTCAACGACTTCAAGTGTACATCGAATATAGGATATTCAATTTTAGGTAATGCCATATTTTCGCTCCATTATGAGAATAATCTCTTCAATAAATCATTTCCTCTACGATTAATTTCTTTATTAATTGCAGTTTTAAACGGATTTCTTTCAGCTTCATCAGCGTTAGGTTTAACACTATTTTGTAAATCGTTTACATTGAGCCATTTATCAAATCTAAATCCAACTTGTAATCTGTGGATTTCATCAGAAGCCCAGCTAAGTTGTAGAGGATTTACTGTTGTTGGGAATGCATTTAAAAGCTGTACGCCATAAATTTTTGTTCCATCAAGATCTGTTATGGAAAATGGTGTTTGTTCGCCAAACAATGCGTCTATTCCCTTACCTGCTAATCCTTTGAGTAAGTCTCCTTTGAGACCATTTCCGAATTTACGACTTATAACACTGTCTGCTTTATATCGTGCAGCTTCACCTAAACCATCAACAATTGCATCCCCCAAAGTAGTTCTACCTCTAGAAACTCTTTGATCTAATGCAGCACCTTCGCTGTATTGAAAAATTGTAATGTTAGTTTGATAGTTTTGCTTGTACTGGACCAAGTATGAATTTTTAGGAATGATGTAATCAATCCAGCTGTCAAATAGTTTCTTTTCCCAAAAATCTCCAGAACAAATGAAAGTCATTTGAATTTCGCTGAATGATGGAGTTGCTGCCACATAAGTTGGCGCACCATAGATTTTAGATTCAGATGTGTTTACTGCATATCCTGGAAGTTCAGCAGCTTCGCATTGTAACGCCAATTCTTCAGTACTACCTAATCCAGTAACTGCTGGTGGTAGGGCGATTCGAACCTCGAACTTTGAAGACTTAGCGTATCCGCCATGCTTGTCGAAATTCGTTATAAATTTGTTTACATTAAATGCCATTAGGTTTTATATACCATCTTTTGTACTGGAAGAAACACTGCTGTCTCCCAGTTATCAGGCTCGATGTAAATCAAAGAAGACATTATATGTTGAAAAAGATAGCGTTTGATGCATGGTTCAATTATGCTATATCTTCGAGAAGCTGATAACAGAGAATATGATAATTTAAATCTAGTTGTATCATCATATTTATCGTTGTTTATGAAATCGTGGAGTCGATCTAGCAATACTAAACGACTCCCTGGGTCTAAATAATGTAAATTTAAACCTAAAAAACCATCAGAATAAGTTTCCATAGGGATTACTAGTGGAAATTTATCCCATACTGGGAGAACGTCTTTAAATTTCGCGTCATAAGCAAAAAAATACATTTTACCGATAAATGCTTTGGAAGTAACTCTTCTTGCATCATTAAGAATGTTACCGCGATTGCTGGGAATACGAATTCGAGAAATTTTATCCCCCAACCATGCTCTTGCAGCTGAAGTGCGCGGATTAATTCCTGCGGCATTCATTTCTCGGCTAAGTTTATCGAATAGTGACGCCATTAGATTCCTAATTCTTTTTCAGTTACAACTATAAATTTCCAATTGCGATCTTTACAATATTCGTCAGCTGCTTTCCATTTAGCCTGATTTACTCCGTAAGTCATAACTTCAGTGATATATCTTTGTGTTACTCGTTTTTGTGTTTTCGGAGCAGTTGCTTGACTACTTGGCTTTACTTCTATAATAATTGTTTCTATTAATCCTTGTTTATTTCTAGATTTCACCAGAAAATCGGGAAAATACCGATGCCAACGATTATCAACAGGTGATAAATAAGGTATAATAATTTCTTCACTAGACCAGCCAACAACATTTGGATTATCGTCCAGATGAGTCATAACTCGACGCTCCCAGAGCGAACGCCAAAAGATATTCGTTGGATCGCCTAAATATTTATTAGGGTTTTTGGGATTAAATTTACCACTGTAAGCCATCAAGTATTTATAGGAACTGTAAATGAGTATAACAGGCGGATTGGGCATAGAAGCAGCAAACGAAGTTAGAAGACAGCAAGGTCGTAGAGATCTTGGTAAATCTGTAACTGTTGCTTCTGTAGCCAAAGAAACTAATTCTAAAGAAGCTAAAGGTCCGCAAAAGAAACTTGAAGAAAATGAATATGCATCTAAGGATCTTCGATATCCCATAGATCTTGGAACTAATAGTTTCGAACGACTTCACCATATCACATTTTACATTAATGTTCAAAACAAATCAGGGTATACTGTAACAGAAGAAACAAATGCAGTAAATATGACTGAAGATGAGCTGCGCCTCTTTTTACAGGGCGGTGGTGGCGAAACAGGTCAAGCCAATGCTAATCGATTTAGCGATAAAGGTGGGCAAGAGCAACTTTCCAGCGGAACTAGTGTGAATGGCACAACGATAGCAGTTGGTGGCATTTTTGGTGGTTTAGGTGGAGCCAGTATAGGCGCTAGAATTGGTGCAGCTGCAGGTGGAATTACAGGAGCATTAGCTGGAATCGGTTTGGGTGCAACTGTAGGAGCAGGAGTAGGCACTGCTATAGTTTCTGCCATTAATTTGTCCAGAAAAACTAAAAGAATAAAATCTTCTATTTCCCTCTATATGCCAGACACTGTTAATCAGCAAATTATTCATGAATTTGGTGAAATTAGTATGACTGAAGCATTGGGCATGGTAGGTTTGGCTGGTCAAGGTTTAGGCGCAGTTGGTAGTTCCATAGGTGAAGCATTTAACAGAATATCGCAAGGGCAATCATTGAAGGGAGCAGGCACTCCTGGCGGTGCTGCACTTTCTGAAGCTGCTGGTCTTGCGGCGGAAGCATCAGGTGTTTTTGGCGCAGGGATTAAAGATGCGCTTCTATTTTCTGCTGGCGTTGCACTAAATCCACAAATTGAAGTGCTTTATCAAAAAACTGGACATCGAGAATTTCTTTTCGACTTCAAGATGGTTCCTCGTAATGAAGCTGAAGCAGCAGCTATTCGAGACATTATTAAAGAATTTAAATTTTATTCCGCTCCTGAATTATTATCAAATAGTTCTGGTCGTTACTTTGTGCCCCCTGCCGAGTTTGATATCAAGTTTTTTTATAATGGTCAAGAAAATAGAAATATCCACAGAATTTCAACTTGCGCGTTAGTGGGTATTGATATAGACTATGCTGGAGCAGGGCAATGGACTACGTTTATAGATGGTATGCCAGTTGAAATTAAAATGCAATTAAGATTTAAAGAGCTTGAAATTATGCACAAAGGGCGTATTGAAGAGGGTTACTAATGGCAGGCTATTTCAAGTTTTTCCCAAAAAGATTATATACATTTGATAAAAACACTGTCAATCAACAACGTGTTACTGATATTCTTGCGCGCTCAACTTTCTTAAAAGAAGTTTCTGAAAACTCGTCAATATATTTTAAGTACAGCGTAAAAGAAAGCGACACACCAGAAATTATAGCTCATAAAATTTACGGAGATCCATTTAGAGCATGGATAGTGTTATTGTTTAATAACATTATTGATCCAAAATACGACTTCCCCATGAAAGAAGAAGTGTTAAATGCATATATTGAAGCCAAGTATTCACAAACTGTAACTCAAGCTAAAAATACGATTCACCATTACGATCTAAATGTAAAGAAACAAGTTATTTCAAATAACACTGTTTTTTCTGAAGTTGAAGAAAATTATTCTGTTACCGCAAAAGATTATAATTTTGCAACAGGCGTTTTACAAAGTAGAGTCGTTCCAACAACAGCAGATACTTCAACAACACCGGAAGTTGAAAATGTTGCGCTTACTAATGGAAGAACATTAGTAATTACGAGTAAAGTGACAGCTGTTTCTAACTATACTTATGAATTTGAAGAAAATGAAAAGAAGAGAGAAATTCGTTTACTTGATCCAAATTATATTCCTAACGTTGAAACTGAATTTAAAAAATTGATGCAAAATGTCTGATTTAGGTGTTGTTAATTCCAAAGATTATGATATTAAGGTACTTGACCTAATCAATTCGGGAGGTCAAACTGTAGATTTGCGCAAAATTTTTATAGAAATGCAAGTGTATCAAGACATATACGCATCAGTTATGAGTGGGAATATCATGATTAACGATGGTCATGATGTATTCAGCAATTTTTACTTATGCGGTAATGAGTATCTACAAATTACTATTGATAAACCGACTCTCGATAAACCTTTAGAAAAAATCTTTAGAATTTATAAAACAACTAGTAGAGCTCCTTCCTCCGACAGCGGACAAGTTTTTATACTTCATTTTTGTTCAGAAGAAATGATTCATTCTGCATCTAAATTAGTCAGCAAAGGATATAAATCTCAAAAAACATCTGATATTATTCAGGATATAATTTTTAAAGAATTGAATGTTGATAACAGTAAAATCGGAATAATTGAGCCGACGTCTGGTGTTTATGATTTAATTGTTCCAGGATACCGACCCATAGAAGCTATTCAATGGATTAGTTCAAGATCTTATGATGCAAGTAACAAATATTGTTACTTTTTCTATGAAAATCGCGATGGATATAACTTTAGATCATATAACTCTTTAATCAAACAAGCTCCATATAAAACGTTAAAATATGAGATTAAAACAGTTGATCAAGATCCAGCTGTTAATAAAGATTCAATCGATAAATTTACAATTTTAAACGACTTTGATATTATTAATTCGTTAACGAATGGCTCTTTTGCTTCTCGATTACTTACCATCGATTTATTCGATCAATCGTTTGAAACTAGAAATTTTTCACTTTTAGAAATAGAAGGAGCTAAAAATCTTTTAAACGATTACAAACCAATAAACGATTTAAAAAACTCAGACAATCGTTCTTTAATTCAGTCATATGATTCTTACTTTTTAACATACGTCAAACAAACAGATAATTCATCTAATCGAGAAAACGAATTGACCAAGTGGTTGATGCAAAGAACGCTTCAAATGGCATTAATGCACAATTTTAAAATTAAAATTACAATCCCAGGAGACATATTTTTAAAAGCTGGAGATGTTGTAGAATACGAATTTCCAAAATTTGAAGCAGGGTCTAAAGAAGGAAAAACATTAGATGATTACAGAACAGGAAAATATCTAGTGAGTTCTATTAATCATAAATTTACAAACGGCGATCAATCTAACTTTGAAAGTGTGGTAGAACTTGTATCCGACTCAGTTTCTAAACAAATCCCTGGTGCAAAACAGGGATTGAATAAAGTTGTGAAGAAGGTGCAATAATGCCAGGTGCACAAAAGAATTTTATTGGCAGAGAAGGTTTTGTTTGGTGGATTGGCGTTGTTGAAGATCGCCAAGATCCAGAACAGCTTGGTCGTGTTCGAGTTCGTTGTTTTGGTTGGCACACAGAAAATAAAGAATTGATTCCTACTAATTTATTGCCTTGGGCGCACACAGTGCTTCCTGTAAATCATCCTGGCGCCTATACACCAAAAGAAGGTGATATGGTGATGGGATTTTTTATGGACGGTATGTCTGGGCAAAATCCTGTGGTGATGGGCGTTATTCCTGGAAAACCTAGCAAGAAACCAAAATATGATCAAGGTTTTTCTGACCCTAGAACCTCTTTTGATAACGCGCCGAAAAAACCTAGTGACTCTGCTGAAGCCTATCCTAAATCAAAATATGTCAAAGAATCTACACTTAATAGACTAGCAAGAGGAAAATCTCAGTCTACAGTTATAGAAACAAGAAAGAAAAATAGAAAATCTTCTATAAAATCAGCAGGTGGTGTTACTTGGGCAGAACCAAATTCTTCATTCGCTCCAATATATCCCTATAATAATGCAATTGAAACGGAGTCAGGGCATGCGTTTGAACTTGACGATACACCCAACAATGAACGCATTCAATTAGCTCATAGAAATGGTTCATACATCGAAATTGACAAAGATGGTAATCGTTTAGAAAGAATTCAGAAAGACCATTACTCTGTCACGATGGGTTCTGATCATGTTTATATTAGCGGAAAATGTTCAGTAACTATTGATGGCGATTACAATATTCGCGTTGGCGGAAATATGAATGTTGAAGTAGCAGGGCAAATTAACATGTCCGCTGCTAAAGATATTCGTATCAAAGGTAAAGACAATTACGTTGAATCAACAGGCAAAACAAATATTAAATCCACTGGAGAAGCTAATTTTGCCTCTGGTGGGAAACTTAGTTTACGCGGTGCTACTGCTGCACTCCAAGGTTCAACAGTAGACATTCCTGCCGCTCAAATTAACATGCAATCAGGTTCAGCTACAATGGCTGCTGGAACAGGATTAACGGGTGGAAGTAGTGCTACAGTCGCAAGTGAAGCTGCAGCTGCTGCTAATGCTGCTGCCAACACAGCTTCCACTGGCGGAACAGGTGTTGCAGGTGCAATAGATGGCGTTCTCTCGGGAGTTACTTCTGCAGTCACCGCTGTCACTGGAGCAGTCACTGGAGCAGTCAGTGCAGTAACTGGTGCTGTAGCAGGTGCTGTTGGTGCAGTTACAGATGCCGTCGGTAAGACTATTGATGGTATAACTGCAAGCGTGTCGGGTGCTACACAACAATTAAAGGGTGAACTAGATGGAGCTATTAAATCACTAGATTCTAATTCTCCATTAGGTCAAATACAAGCTAAAGTTACTGAACTTGAAACATCTATCAATAACAAGCGTGGCGACATTTTAGGTTTGGCTGGAACAGAAAAACAAAATGTCCTTGGTAAGATTGATCAAGTTATTGAAAAATCTGCAGCTAAGAATATTACCTTTGACATTGATCAAGACATCAAAACTGAAATTGACAAATCTAAAAACAAACTACAAGAAGTGACAGTAACAGGTAAGAGAGTTTATCCTAAGACCGAAACTGTCACCAAAACTACCACTAGTGAATTGATTACTGCTGATCAAACCAATGCACTGTTAGCGATCGCTGCAGCAAATCGACGATCATCTAATACTGGTTAAAAATGACTGCTATTTCTATTCCATGTCCAGCAACGTTGTTGCCCACAAAAGCAGACTTGGTGAATATCTTCACCGAACTTGCTTCTGTACCTTCAAAAATAGAAGCTGAACTGGCAGCTGCTGAGGAAAGATTAGCATTTGATCCTAACATTTCAGATAGCGTAAGAGCTGAATTAGAGCAGCAAATACTTAATTTTCGTCAAACTGCTGATGATATTCGCAAACGTATAGATCAGATTAAAGATGCATTGGGTAATTTCCCAATATCGGTAACTGACCCAGTCTATGTTGGAGTTAGCATTCCAGATTTAGAATGGGAGCGTAGAATGACAGCTCTAACACAAGAGTACCATTTATATCTTCAATCTAAAATGATGGAGATTATTAATGCAGTTTTACCCATTAGTTTTAGTATTCCTGTGCTTGGATTGAGCATCGATGTCGTTAAAATATTTTCTGATGCAGGATATCGCGCGGGACTGAAAGCGCAAATTCAACAAAACGTCGATTCATTTCATAACCTTATACCTGAGCCTTATAAAAGTTATGCAGGAGAAAATGGAATCGACTCCGATGCTATAAAGGCTGAGATTACATGGTCATATATCATGGGTCAACTCAAAAAAGGCGGTTTAAAGATTCTTTTTGATGCGTTTGGAGGATTGATTAGTAAATTTAAAACCATTTGGGACGCATTAGGTTTGCCAGCTCTACCCGCGTTGACAGATTTAAATGTGAAGGGTTTGATTGAAGCTAAAATTGCCTCGTTAAGAGCACAATTGAAGACCGCGCCCGATGATATTAAAAATGAGATTCGCCAAGCCATATTAGACGCAATCGATTCAATTTCAGTAGCAGGATTCGGTATCGATCAAATTACAGGTGGCGATATAGAAACCTATGTCACAAGTTTGGAGCAGAAGATAGAGCGTAAATTGGAAGCATTGCGAGATTTCGGCGAAGATTGGCCAGAGTATCTTATTAGACAATGGATGCAAAAGGTCACCGCATTCTTTAATGCCATCGGATTAAGTGCTTTGACACAATGGATCACGTTTAACTTTTGTCAATTTTTAAAATTAATCGGTGTTCCAACTTCTATAGACATAGGATATGGTGTTTCTGTAGGATTGAATGAAAGTGCTGCTCTTGACGCAGCTTAATATAAATAAATTGCAAACATTTTAAGAGATTTTAAATGGCTATAGCTCTAAATACCAGAACATATAAAGACATCGATTTGGATTTTTTAGCCAATCCAATCACAAAAGATGTTTTGAAAAAAACAAACGAAGAAGCTATAGCAGCCTCTATTTCTAACTTGTTGCAAACTTCAAATTATGAGAGACTTTTTAACCCAGATCTGGGATGTAATTTAAAAAGATATTTGTTTGAGCCTGTAGACGACATTACAACGAATAACATTCGGGAAGAAATAGTCAGAACAATAGTTAATTTTGAACCTCGAGTAGATCTATTAGATGTACAGGTAGAACCATTCCCCGATGAAAATTTATACAACGTTGCGATCAAATTTTTCATAAAGAATGACCCAGACCCAATCACCATTACCCTATTCCTAGAACGAGTAAGATAACATGGCAAATATTGATGCAAAACTTAAAGTTGCCGAGTTGGATTTTGATACTATCAAAACCAATCTGAAGAACTACCTCAAGTCTCAGTCGGAGTTTAGCGACTACAACTTTGAGGGTTCAGGCATGTCTGTTTTGTTAGACGTTCTAGCTTATAACACACACTACATGGGATACTATTTGAATATGGTGTCCAACGAAATGTTCATTGATACTGCTCTAACTCGTGGTTCAGTTGTTTCTCATGCCAAACTGCTAGGTTATACACCAAGATCTCGTGTGGCTTCTCGCGCAGCATTGAATTTAACTATTACGCCTGTCGCAGGTGATGCTAATTCTTCTATTGTTATTCCAAGATTTACTCGATTCGTATCAGAAACTAAAGAAGGCGTAAACTACATCTTCACCAATCCTAGCTCTAGAATAGTCACTAAAAATGTGACCACTGGGTTGTTTGTCGCTGAAAATTTAGAAATTAAAGAAGGTCAGCCTGTTACTTTCACTTTTACCTACAATTCTCAAACTAATCCACGCCAAGTTTTTGAACTTCCAGATGTCGGGATTGATACTTCTACGCTTGAAGTGGTAGTGCAAAATTCAGAACAAAATGCCAATCAGGAAACACATATTTTAGCTCAAGATGCTACTGATGTTGATCCAAATGCTTTAGTTTATTATCTTGAAGAAAATAAAAATGGTCGGTATCAAATTTATTTTGGTGACGATGTAATAGGTAAAAAAATTGCAGAAGGAAATATTGTTATCGTTTCTTACTTAATTACAACAGGTGAAAATGCTAATAATCTTAAAGACTTTAAGTTACTTGACAATATTTTAACAGGTTCTACAACTACCATTACTTTAGCTTCTGAGTCTTCATCAGGTGCACCAGAAGAAACTATAGATCAAATTAGATTTACAGCACCGAAAGCATTTATTGCTCAAAATCGCGCAGTTACTAAGAATGATTATATTGCATTGATTAATCGCGACTATCCATACTTCGAAGCTGTAAATGTTTGGGGCGGTGAAGAAAACGATCCGCCTGTTTATGGTAAAATATTTTTTACAGCAAAACCGTTAGGTGGATATGAAATTACTGCAACAGAAATAGAATTTGTTAAAAATACTGTTCTTAAACCATTTAGCGTATTGACAGTAACACCTGAATATGTTGCAGCAGACTATAACTATTTAAATTTAGCAGTAGAAGTAAACTATAATCCAACAAGAACTAATAAAACAGGCGACGAGATTCGTGCTAGTGTGCTATCAGCAATTAGAAACTTTGCTGACATCAATTTAGACACCTTCAATAATAGCTTTAGAATTTCTAAATTGTCCAGAGCCATAGATGATGCTGATAATTCAATCACAAATAATGATGTTAAAGTTGTGTTGGAGAAGCGTTTCTCAGTAGATATTACTCGGTCATCAGATTACATACTTAACTTCGATACACCATTAAAACAAGGAACAACTACAGAAAGAATTATTTCAACACCATCATTCGGTTATGTTGATAACAATGGAGTGGTGCGCGATTGTTTCATTGAAGAAGTTCTTCAATCATTTACAGGCGTTGAAGAAATTGAGGTGTTAGCTGGAGGTTCGGGTTATGTGTCAACTCCAACTGTGATAATTGAAGGTGATGGTCAAGGCGCACTAGCAACAGCAACTATTGTAAATGGTTCTATTAGAAATATAAATGTAGCTCAAACAGGTTCAGGTTATACGTCAGCAACTGCTAGAATTTCGGGTGGTGGTGGATCAGGAACTTCGCTGCGAGTAAATTTGCAAGGCAGAACTGGTAAATTACGTATCTATTATTTTGATACTAACAACATTAAAAAGACTATTACTAATGATGCTGGATCTGTTGATTATGCTACAGGTAAAATAGTTTTAGAAAACTTTACGCCTGTTTCAGTTTCTGATCCTTTCGAAACACTTGTTGTTAAAGCTGTACCTGTTTCTAAAGTGTTTAGCTCTGAAAAAAATAGAATTTTGACTTTAGACCAATCTGATCCAACTTCCATTTCTCTAACAGTTAATGCTGTTCTTGAATAGATAACCTGATATGTCTGCAACAGAAAAAACTATTTCATCTCTAATTAGCTCGCAGCTACCTGATTTTGTTAAGGCTAATCACCCACAATTTCAGCGATTTATAGAGCTGTACTATCAGTGGCTAGAACAAAACAGCCCATCAGGAGTTTCCAACACTGCTGGAAATACTGTTTATCAGGCAGGCGAGATTGCAAATTATCGTGATATTGATCAAACACCTGACGATTTTGTTCGTTATTTTAAACAAGAATTACTTCCTTATTTCCCAGAAAATACTTCTTTAGATATTAAAAAGATTTTAAAAAGCGCTCGCGAATTTTATTCTAAGAAAGGTAGCGAAGAATCTATTAAATGGCTCTTTAAAGCATTGTTCAATGAAGATATAGAAATTAACTATCCTAAAGAGCAAATTTTAAAAACTTCTGATGGTAAATGGAAACTGCCCAGAGCATTTCGTATTACTGTCGGCGAAACTAATAAAGCTCTAGATGTAAACCTTTTAGAAAAACGACTTGTAACAGGAAATGTTTCTGGTGCTACTTGCGTTATTGAAACTGCAAATAGAACTATTGATCCTACTAATGGTATTGAAGTTATTGAGATCTACATCTCGAATATTAAAAAATTCTTTGAAAATGGAGAATTTATTACAGTCAATTATACTGATGAAAATGGTGTAGAACAAACATTTTCCGAAAAAATTATTGGCACAATTTCAAATATTCGTATTGACTCAAACATTAGAACAGATCCATCCCAACGTAGAAGAGGATTGTTATATAACGTTGGTGATCCTGTAGTTATCACTGGCGGTTTAGCATTAACAGCTGAAGCAAATGACGCTGTTGCTATAGTCGGTAATGTAAGCGTGGGTTCTATCGAATCTGTTGCAACAACATTTCCTGGCTATGGATATCAAATATATTCTAATACAGAAACAATAGTTCTCCGTTCTACTTCTGATGATCCTAATGCTAACGCAAATACAGATCTTCGTGTTATAGCAATTAATGTGTCAGCATGTACAACAAATAGTCAACAAAATTTCGTAGAGTCTATCACTTACGATAAAACAATTATTGATTATTTGGGCGATACAGTTATAGGATTAGCTAATTTGGCGGCATTTACTGTAAACAATCGTAATGCAATTATAAATGTTACAGAAAATGATGAAGATGATCCATATAATAATTATGAGGAAATATGGGCGAATGGTAATAATTTTACTGATGCACTCTTTACTGCAAAAATTGCAACACCAAATAATGCTATTTTTGGTGTTGGCGGTATAAGTGCTAACACAGGCGATTTACTAATTTATGATATAAAGGGATCAAATACTGCATTAATTTCTGATACTGATTTACCAATTATTTTAAATGGTGCGCAAATTAACACCAAAAATACAGCTAAATCTTTTGTATATAATTCAGTTACATCATATTATGTTCCTGCTAATGCTAATTCGTTGATCGTTCAATGCGTTGATTTTGAAACTGTAAATACTGGCGGTATTGCACTTATCGCTGTTGAAGATGGTGGATTTGGATTTAGATCAGGACCAGCTCTACAAATAACTTCTCATTATGACACTCATCTTTCAGAGCAATACGATTATACTGCTGGTGGTTCGGAAAGAATTAATAAACGTGCAACTTGGCAAACATTTAAAGATCTCGGGCAAATTGCGCACGTTTGGATCAACAATGGTGGCACAGGGTATGCTAATGGCGAGATTATAGTGTTTGAAGGTCGCGGATATGGTGGTAATGCCTTTGTAAATGTTAATGCTACAGGAACAATCACTACTGTAACACTTACTGATCGGGGTGAAGGGCATCTGGTACGTCCAACCGCTAACATTCAAACTTCTGGGGGCACGGGTGCAGTTCTTACATCATATCTTTTCGGAGACGGTGTAGAAAATACAGTAGGAACGAATGCTATCGGAAGAATACGAAATCTACGATTAGTTTACAGAGGATTTGATTATGTTGCTACACCTAATGTCAATTTGAAAATTGTAGATACTATTATTAATCCTATTCCTGAAGCGCAAAACTTCACTGAAGGCGAATACATTTATCAAGGACCAAGTCTTGCAACTTCCACATTTAAAGCTAATGTGAAGCAATATATTCGCTCTACAGGGCTACTTAGACTTTACAACTTCTCGGGTATCATAGATACAACTGTGGATTTATTAACACAAAACAGTGTTTATGCAAATGTGAACACTTCTGCTAATGTTCCAGCACCATTACAATATCCACCAGCAGTTGTAGCAACAGGTCTTCCAAATCCTATGTATTATGGCGATGGTCGCGCTCGTGCTAATGCACTATTCGCTAATGGTTTGATTGAATTTGATGGATTCTATCTAAACACAGATGGATTCCCAAGTTCAGATAAGAGATTACAAGACGCCAAATTGTATCACAACTTCTCATATATTGTACAATCAGATAGAAGTTTAGTTGAATTTGAAACACCACTGAAGAATATCGTTCATCCAGCTGGTATGTCTGTAATTTCCAAAACCATTTTGAAATCTAATTTAGATACAGAATCTACTGTTACTTCAAATGTTCATTACATTAAATCGCCAACAATAGGCACGAATACGCCATTAGTAACTATCGCTAATTCGTATTCTAATGTTGTAACTGGTAGCCAAACTAATTTTGAAGCTCCAGCCTCTAAAGTAAATGTTGGAGATTTGTTTATTATCAGCGATACAAGTAATCCGTTACGTTCTATTTCTAAGGTTGTTTCTGCTGTAAACAGCAATACAGAGCTAGAAATTTACGGAGATTTCATTTATACTGGACAAGGAAAAATAACGATTCAAAACGGAAATACCTCCGCTTTAGTTACGGGTAATGTAAATGCTGTTTCTGATTTTATGCAAGTTGGAGATCAAATACGAGTAAATGTTCCAAATGTAACAATTACAGGCACTGTAAATGTGACTGGAACAACCGTAGCAGGAAACAGTACAGGGTCTAATGCAACCTATTTCTTGGGCAATGTTGTTGTTGGAAGCGAAATTACAATAAATGGCGAAACAAGACTTGTTACTGTTGTTACAGATGCCAATACACTTACTGTTAATTCGGCATTCGACAATGCTGCAGAAGATAAATATCTAATCGCTAATAGCATTTTTGTGAAAGATGTCGATGGAATTTCCGGAAACGTTTTGACGATGAATACTGCAATATTTAATGCTAATTTGACGAATGTCGTTTACTTAATAGTCCCAGACTATTCAACTACAAGCTATCCGTTTAACATAATTACACTTAATTCTTCTTATTGAGAATAAAATGATATCTAAACTTACACCACTTTTTTCTAAATTTACTGCAGATGACATAAAAGATCATTTTTCTAGTGACGCTAATGTCTATTTGGGTATCGGTAGATCGTTAGAATTCGGTTCTTCATCATCCAATGTTGGCGAAATATTATTTACAACCAATAAAATTAACGAATTATATAGAAATTTGGTAGCGTTAAAGAAAATTTCAGCTGCGGATATGCAAGTTGTTTCTGCTCGCCGCGATTGGGCTGCTAATGCAGTTTATGATACCTATGAAGATGATGTAGACTTGTATAGCTTTGAAAAATTTGTTAATATTGGCACTGCAAATGCAAATGTGGATACAGTTTTATCTGGAACAGTAAATGTTACCTCATTCGGGCAACCTTTAGTTACTGGTACAGGCACACAATTTACCGACTACATTTTTGTTGGCGATCAAATTAAAGTCAACTCTGAAGTTAGAACAGTTTTGCAAATTAATAATAATACATCGCTAATAGTAAACAGTAATTTTTTAAATGCTGCTACAGGTGCTGTTCCAACTTTAGTTGGTAATGGAACGATTATTGTTGCAAACAGCGCTAATTTTATTGGAAATGTATTTGCTGGTAATGTTATAGTTGCAAACACTGTTGCGCGCGAAGTTGTAGCGGTCAGAAGCAATGAAGTAATTTCAGTTAATGCAAATTTAAATATTAGTGTGTCTAACACAACTATTTTGCGAAAAGACAACACCTATCCATTATATGCAAATAACTTTTATGTTAGAAATACTCGAGATCAGGTTTTTAAATGCCTCTTTAACAATGAAAGAGCTAACTCTACAGTAGAACCTACTATTGATATTGATGGTCAATTGCCTGAAAATCCATTTATAAGAACTTCTGATGGATACAAATGGAAATATCTATACACTATTGCTCCTGGATTAAAACAAAAGTTTTTTACAAATGCTTGGATGCCTGTAGCCAATGATAATGCTGTAATTGCAACAACAACAGAAGGTAGAGTAGATATTATCAACGTTTTATGGGGCGGTTCAGGGCACATTGGCGGCGGAAATTCTAACACAGCTAGAATCATTTCAATCACTAACACTGATGGCGCTAATGCCAATCTTTCATGTAGAGTTGTAGGTGGTGTCATCACCGAAGTTACAATTTTAAACGGCGGCAATAACTATACAAGCGGCATAGTTACTGTTACAGACACTGACAAATTAGGAAACACAACTTTACAGGGAACTGTAAACGTTTCTGGAACATCAGTAAGTGGAAATTTATCCAACACAACCTATTTTTTAGGTAATGTGTTTATCAACGATTTAATTACTATCAATAATGAAACTAAAAATGTGGTTAGTGTTATTAATAATACATCTTTAGCAGTGAATACTGCATTTACATACTCAACAAATACAGCAATAGTAACTATTCAACGATCTAATGCAGTTTTTGACATCGAATTTTCGCCTCAAGGTGGTCATGGATTTTTCCCTGCGCGTGAACTTGGTGCTAGAAGTTTGATGATTTCTACTGAATTGGATGGTAACGAAAATGCTACTTTGCCAGTGTCTGATAATTTAAATCAATTCGACTTTAATCAAATAAGTATAATTGATGACCCTGTCATCGCGAATGGAGCATTTTTAGCGAATGGTAACAACTATAGAGTTGCAACTCGCGTTTTAGTTAGCGATCCTGGTATATCTAACTATATTAATGATGAAACAATATTTGTTGGTTCTTCTTTATCAACAGCTACATTCGTTGCTAACGTTGCTCATTGGAGCGCAGCCGACAATTATTTGTATATAAATAATTTAACAGGAACATTTTCGCCTTCTCAGCTTATCAGAGGTGTAACCTCTGGCACAGTCGCCACGGTACTAGAGATAGCTAACTCTGAGGTTCGACTTTACAGCGGCGAAGTATTGTATGTGGAGCACAGAAAAGACGTTGTTCGCGATGAAGATCAAATTGAACAAGTTAAAATAGTTTTAACATTTTAGGTAGAAGAATATGCAATTTAACGTTGACCCATATTACGACGATTTTGAGCAAAATGCATTAGATAATAACTATATGCGTCTTTTGTTCAAGCCTGGTTTTGCAGTTCAGGCTCGCGAATTAACGCAAATTCAGTCTATCCTTCAAAACCAAATTAAACAATTCGGCGATCATGTGTTTCAAGACGGATCACCTGTAATTGGCGGAAATCTTACCTTAGATAACAAAGTTCAATTTTTAAGATTAGAAGAAACTTTTAACAATGAAGACGTCGACGTTGAACTCTTTAATGGAAAAGTAGTTCGTAGTCTAGATGGTACTGTACAAGCTAAAGTGTTAACGACCTTTTTCCCAACAGATGGTGTGCCAACGCTACTTGTAAAGTACATTACTGGTAATGAATTTACTGATGCATCAAACGTTCGCGTGGCTGGAACTACCACTGAAGCTAAAATGGTTTCAGCTAATTCAACAGGAGCTGGTTTAGTTTGCTCTATTAATGAAGGCGTGTTTTATGTTGATGGATTTTTCGTAAAAGTCAATGATCAAACAACTGCAGTTAATCCATATGGCGTGACTGCAAACGTAAAAATTGGTTTAGAAATTTCTGATGACATTGTTGACAGCGTCGTAGACACAACGCTATTAGATCCTGCACAAGGATCATTTAATTACCAAGCTCCTGGTGCTGATCGCTATCAATACAATCTAACGCTCACAACACGTCCACTTGATACTGCTGTTGATGAATCGCAGTTTTTTGAATTGATGCGTGTTGAAAATGGTGTTATCACCAAGCAAGTTAAGTATCCAGTTTATGCAGAACTAGAAAAAACACTCGCTCGAAGAACCTTTGATGAATCTGGTGACTATGTCGTTCGACCATTTCGTGCAACTATTAATGATGGTGCGAATGCTAACAATTATGTTCTTTCAGTAGAACCTGGTAAAGCCTATGTAAAAGGTTTTGAATTCGAAACCATAGGAACGCTCAAAGTAACAGCACCAAAACCTAGAAGTGCTGCTGATATTAAATCTTTTGTTGATATCGATGTTGATACATCATATGGTAATTTTATCTACGTTACTTCTTTACGCGGTTCTTCTAACGGTTTTATCAATATCGCTGCGTTAGAAAAAGTAGACGTTCACTTAGGCAAAAGTAGTTGTATTTTTACTAACGGTGCAGGTAATGGAACGGCAAATGCATTTGTTTATGCTAATACTAAAATTGGTACAGCGCGTATTAAAAACATTGTAAGACAAAATCCGGATTTATTTAATACTACCACAGACTCAAATGGCGTCTATAAACTTTATTTGACTGATGTTAATATTCAACCTAAAGTATTGAAGGTTAAAGAAATCAGCCCTAATGCTCAAACTATTGTTTTAACAACTGACTTTTGCGCAAACGTTAACAATTTTATTAATGTTTCTGTGACTATTTTGCCAGTTCGTTTAGATCCAGTTGCCAACGTCAATGTAGCAAATGTCTTCATTAATTCATATCGTCTAAATGCTAACTCAGCTGTAGCAAACGTGTTTAATTCCAACGTTGCTCCTGGTAGCGTTATTCGTGTAGCTGATATGGTGCGTGAAGTTGTTTCAGTAAATACTTCAGGTGACTTCTTAACAGTAAATAGAGCATGGGATAAAACGATTGTCGCAACTAGCTCTACAACAAATCCTCTTTCTGTTTTTGTCCAGTCCGCTTATACACAAAACGTTTCAGGTCAAAGTCGCGTAATTACTGCTGCAGCAAATAATGGTGGAGCTAATTTACATTTTTATACTGATCGACCATTTGACAATGAAGGCGTCCCAGACGCAAACACTGTAGTGCAATTTAACTTTGGTGTTAAAGATGCTAAAAGTTTTTGCTCTGGTCCAGTAGTTTCTAACGGATTAGCATTGTTTGCCAATGCTACTATGAATGTTGCGTTGCAATCTACATTAATTACCAACGAATCATTTATAGATGATCCAAAACGAAATCAGTTAATTTTTAAATTGCCTGCAACATTTGTAAGAAGAACTTCGCTTAACAACACTGACTATGTTCATAGTAAGTATATTGCAGATCGTTCTAATACAGGAAATCCTGGCGAATTTACAGTAGCGCAAGGTTCTGGTTTAGAAAACTTTGAAACTATTGCGTGGGCAGATTCAACCAGTGCAATTCAAGATAATTTAATTTTTGTTGTGCGCGATGGCAGAGGGAATGTAAGTTATCCTAATGGATCAGTAGTTCAATTAACTGCAGCTAATGTAACGCTATCAGGCTCTCCAGTAAATACAATTACAATAGATACTGGTGTACCTGATATTATTAAAGCAGATATTATTTTAAACGTTAAAGAAAATGATGCTGAGGATAAAATTCGTAGAAAAGTGTTCATGCAAAACACTCAACCTACAGTAGATCCATTCACATATCCTACATCTAATTCTTCAACATCAAATACTGAAGTTTCATTACCAAACTTGGATCATGTTGCTTCTATTGATGTTGCAAATGGATTTATTTGGTTAACAAATCCAACATATAATGCTGTAAATCCAGGCGATTCTATTTCGCTATTTGTACCTGATGTTGTGCGTGTTCGTAGAGTCATAGCTGGTAACACAACTAATGTTCCAGATGCAGACAATGCAACAGATATTACAAATCGTTTCTTTATAGATTATGGGCAACGAGATGATAAGTACGAACACACTAAACTTGTACTAAGATCTGGATTTGATAGTCCGAATGCTAAACTTTTAGTTCATGTTGATTTTTATCAACACATTTATGCTACTGGCGCTAATGTTTCATTCTTTTCAGCCGAATCATATGACCAAACACTCTATGATAATGGCTCTATTCCAATCTACACTTCTCAAGATGGTACAATTTATTATCTTCGCGATTGTTTAGATTTTAGACCAACGCAGCCTATTGGCGATACAGCCGCATCATTTACAGTTCCAAATATTCCAGCTCCAGATGATACAACAGAATTGTCTGTTGACTATTATTTACCTAGAATTGACAAACTTGTATTAAGTAAAGATAAAGAGTTTAGAGTCATCACTGGTAAATCAGCACCAAGACCTCTTCCACCAGAAGATCTTGATGACGCCATGACTCTCTACCAAATTAACGTTCCTGCATTTGGCGCAGATGTTCGTGAATTTAATTTAAAATATGTAGACAATCGCCGCCTCACTATGCGTGATCTAGCTAACCTTCAAAAGAGAGTTGAAAGTCTTGAATTTTACACTTCGTTTAATAATGTTGAATTGTTAGCATTAAGCGACAAAACAGCCTATGAAGATGGAACTGAAAAAGAAAAATTTGGTATAGTGGGTGAAAATTTCAGTAACTTTAATATTGCTGATTATAAGAGCCCAGAGTTTGGTGTTGCACTAGATAGTGGATTCATGATGCCATCTGCATTAACTGAAATTTATGGGTTTAGAAATATTGCTACATCCTTCACCAAGAAAAATAAAAAGACTATCACGTTAAACTATACAGAAACGCCAGCAATTACACAAGGTGTGGCTTCTAATAATGCTGTTTCAGTGCAGCCATTCCTATTTGGCTCGTTTAATGGCACACTAGAACTTGCACCTGAAACTGACTATTGGGTCAATGAGTCTTTGAAACCTGAAATTATTTCTGTTCCTGAAAGAATTATTGAACATCATCATGTGATTCGTGAAATCATCATTGAGCCCACACCACCTCCAACAATTATTAACAAGTATTACACAACGAACGTGGTGAATCAAATTATTACAGCACCAGGAAATGATCCTGTTGATCCACCACCTAGTGACAGACCACCACCTGATCCGCCACCATCGCCTCCTGTTGTTCCACCAACACCTGAACCACCAGTTCAGCCACCTCCGCCTCCGCCTCCGCCTCCGCCAGAGGAAGACCCTATCTACACGATACTTCCAGTTATAGAGCCTATTAAATTTGAATTTGATCCATGTTTCTCATTCGGCGTCAATTTCACATTTGGTGTCACTGGTGCTGGAAGTAGACCTAATTGCGCTCACGGAGGAATGTGGGGTAAAGGTGGCTTAACTGATTTTTGGTTCCCACCAATTGATATAGATAAGAATATTGAACCAACTCCACCAGTGCTAGAAGCACCAAATCCAACCAAAACTACACCAATTAATATCGTTGGTAGAGGCGGTGGCGGTGGCGATGTGCGCGGTGGTATTGGAGTTGGAAGAGCAGGTGATGATGCTTTAAATCGCGATTTTGGTTTTAAATAAAGTATTAGCAACAATTAGGTAACATGAGTTATGCCAAATAATCTAACAACAAATTTCGGAAAAGTTGTCGTAGACACAAGTCTAGTTCCATACATCAGAAGTCGTGATGTGGAATTTACTGCACGAAATTTAAAGCCATATAAATTGTCAAAGATTTTCTTTGATGATATTGCTGTAAATGCATTTTGTCAGGTCGGCAACAAAATTGTTTTAGATTCTAAAAAAATTGTAACCGTTTCAAGAAATAACTCAACAACTATTGCTACAAGCGATATAGCTTATCAAGGCACTTCAAATACTGTTAACACTTTTAATGCTGTTGTTGATGCATGGTATACAAGTAATTCTACTATTGTTCTTCGTTCATTATCTGGCAATTTCGATGAAGAAGCTCAATTGTTTATTGAAGCTGCAACATCTCACGATGGACTAACTATTGGCGATACTTTTGCTAACTGTAATGTCAGCACAGTAATTAATTTCAACACTTCCGACACATTTCCGCCAGGAGAAGGTATTCGTTGCCCACAAGGCGGCAACGTTTATGCCAAAGTATTGGCGACATCAGGCGAAAACGTTCTTTACTTGAATCAAAATTTTGTTACATTAAACGTAACAGCTAATGGTAGTGATGTTCTTTCTTCATTAACGCAAGATTATAAGTTTGGTGACGTTGTATATCAAACTGCTGATGGTAGCCAAAATTACTATGCAGCTACATTTAGAGGCACTGTTGAATACTATAACGTTGAAAGCCCAGGAACCTTAGCAATTAAACCAATCGCTGGATCATTGCGCAGTAATGCAACCAGTACTAGCGCAAACGCTAATGTTCGTATTTGGAATTCCTCTAACTCTGCTTCTAAACCACTTTGTGCGCAATCGTTTAATGCTAATAAATTTGAAAGTGGTAATGTTGTAAGCGTTTTAAATTCTGCCAATACCATCAAAATTACTTCTTATATTCACAGATCAGGTGTCTTAGCTAATACGCTAAATCCTAACACTTCTTCTGTAATTTTATCAGTAAACGATGCATCTAATCATCCTACACTAAATGCTAACTTGATTTATTTTACATCAGGAACAGGTGTAGGCGAAGTAAAACGTATTATTAGTATCAGCGGTAGAGAGGCAACTCTTAACTCCGCTTTAACCTCTGGCTATGATTCCGCTACACATTATTCTGTTGGCAATTTTATAGTTGACGAATATGGTACTGAAACGGGTATTTTTCATATTCCATCATTCCCAGGATATAAGTTTAAAACAGGAAATCGTTTATTAACGATTACTGACACAAATACTTACAATGATCCAGACTATGGGATGAGAGCTGCAGCTACTTATGCTGCTTCTGGTTTGTTGAAGACAACACAAAATATTCAAACAACGCCAACTCTTCCACCATTTCCAGAAGTTGATGCCGACAATCTTGTTGCTCCAATTAATCCTGCTGATAGATCATACAGCTCAAGTGGTTCTAAGAGTCCAATTACAGGTTCAACAGCCTCCACTACACCGAGAATTCCATTGGGCGATGGTTTGTCTCAAACATTCTTCTCGCCTAAACCACTCAGCAACAAACAAGATTATGGTATTTTCGTGACATCGGTGGATCTCTTCTTTAGAAGTAAACCTAGTGTTGCACTAGGCAGTATGCAGTTACCTGTAACCGTAAAAATCGCTGAAGTTTCTAACGGTTATCCAACTAAGAAATATTTGGCAGCAAAGACAATTCAAGCCAAAGATGTAAAAATCTCAAGTATTCCTAGCGTGACAGACGCATCAACTCTTACTAAGTTTACATTTGACGATCCTGTTTATTTGGAACCTAATAGAGAATATGCGCTTATTATTGGATCAGATTCTCCAGATTATGAATTATTCATTGCTGAATTAGGACAAGAAGTGTTGGGTGCTGCGCAGCCAAGAAGAATTTCAGAACAACCTTACGCTGGTTCACTATTCCGTTCGCAAAATAGTTCTACTTGGACAGCGTATCAAAATCAAGATTTGATGTTTAGAATCAATAAAGCTGTTTTTGCGACTTCAGGTACAGCAACGTTTAACTTGGAAGAAGCACCAGTAACAACGACTGCAGTTGATAAATTTGTTCTATCATCCGCTGATCTTCGTTTCCCTGTTGGCGCAGTAGATTATCGTGTTCGTGGCGTTTATACCGCAGACTCTACCAATGATTCTGGAGTTTTGTCTGTTCCATATTCAGTTATAGAATATGGAGTATTGCAAGATAAATCTAGTGCTGTAAGCACCAACAGAAGAAAAATGATCGGGGGCAATTCTAACAGTGTTGTTACAACTGTCGAAATGTCTTCTTCAGATCCAGATGTTTCTCCTGTAGTTAATTTAGAACGTTTAGCTCTTACTACGTTCCTTTATAACATTAATAATGCTGGATTATCGAATAATGTAATAGCGATAACCAACAAAGGTTCAGGTTATTCTAACACTGGTCCAGCAAATACTTCTAAAGTTAATATGAGTGGAAACTCTTTTAATGTGGTAATTGGAAGTTCTAACACAACATTGAATAACTTCGCGCAAATTTATCGTGAAACTTATTACCCATACCCTACCTACAATGTCGGTTTCTATAACTTAGAAATAACAAATTCAGGAAACGACAGTGGCTCGGGAGCAACAGGTTTTGCTGTCGCTAATACTGACGGATTGAACACTGTCAATCATATTGTAATGATGACCCCTGGAAGTGGTTATCTAGAAACACCTACAGCAACAGTTGCTGGTGGCGCTAATACTGTATCGAATACTCAAGCCTTTGTTACATGTTCTGGTGAAACAAGTAAATCTGGTGGTAATATCCGTGCTAAGTATATCACACGCGAAATTGTTTTGGAAGATGGATTTGAATCAGGTGACATTCGCGTGTATATGGATGCCATTCGTCCAGCGCCTGTCGATATTCAAGTTTACTATAAAGTTTTATCTGGCGATGATGTTGATCGTATTTCAGATAAATCATGGCGTCGTATGGAAAAATTAAAAGATATCTATTCGCGTAATGCTAGAACTTTAATTGGATTAGAATTTAGACCATCCATAACTGAGAATAGAATTTCATACACTGAAAATGGCGTTTCATATCCTATCGGCGGTAAATTTAAACAATTCCAAATTAAAGTTTGCTTACTCAGCCCAGACCCAGCTTTGGTTCCTAAAATTCGTAATCTTCGTATTATAGCAACGCCTGAGGGATAATATGTCTGATCGTGCTAGAATTATAGATCATCCTAATTATATAAAGGATATGAGCAATTTCGCTATTTTGAATACGAACAAGTCAGCCGTAGCAAAACATGAACAAAAAATGGCTGAATTGAAAAGAGTAAAGCAAACAGAAGAAGAGATAAATAATCTTAAATCTGAGGTTTCTGAAATAAAAACAATGCTTTCCAAAATTTTACGTGCCGTTGAAGGCGAGAAATAGAAATGGCAAATACAACAAACGTTGGAATTATAGATACAGCTAATACGTTCAATCATTGGCGTATTCGCGATAACCTCATTGCAAATGATGTAAATGAGATTGTTCGTGGCGATTTTACCAAACCTAGCGGAAACATTATCATAGAAGGTAGTGGCACTGGTCAAGGTCGTTTAGTAATCAATAATTCAACTGGCGGTATTACATTTCAGGTTAAAGATGATGCGCGTATTGACAATTTGTTGTCAGTAGATACTATTGAATCAGATGACGACGGTCATGTTTATTTGGCTGCTGGCGATATTACCATGGGCAATCGTGCAGCTGGCGGTCTATTTCAAGCAAATATTAACACCAATTTTAATTCAGCTTATGTCGCATTTTCGAACGATACGGTTGGCTTAATTAATGTTAACACACGCACTTTAATTGTTAATACTGCTAACGCACTATTTCAAAATAACAATCCTGGTGCAACATTAAATGTAAACGTTTACTCTACAACATTTTATGGAACTAATGTCGCAGTTGATAACACATCATCAGGAACACTTATTGTTACCAACAGACTAACGCACGTCAATTCTGGAAACATCTACTTTGGTAACACAGATGTAGAAGCAACTTTTAACGTTCTCACACAAAATACGAATTTTTTGGGTCCTAATGTAAACTTTGATAATACTTCTGTTGGCACAATTAACGTTGACAATAGAATTGTTCAAATCAATACACCAAATGTAATCTTAACTAATACAAGTGCTACTGCTACGTTTAATGTATTCCCAAATACATTTTTCCACGGTGGCTCAGTAAATGTTGCAAATACAACTGAACAAGCTATAGTTCACATCACACCAAACACTACATTCTTCACTAATGTAACAGTTCAAGGCACAGAAGATGTAATCAGTGATTTTAGAGTTAACACCAATAAATTTACAGTAACAGCATCCAGTGGTGATACTGTTGTAGCTGGAGATTTAACTGTACAGGGTGGAGATATTATTTCTTCTACTGCTGAAATGAACTTGGTTAACTCGACAGCTACAACTGTTAATTTCGCTAACGCTGCAACAACACTCAGAATGGGCGCAGCAGCAGGAACAATATTTGTTGGCGGCGATTTACAGGTTGAAGGTAATGATATTAAATCTTCAACTGGAGCAGCTGCGCTATCACTATCCGCAACAGACGTAACAGTTGCAGGCGACTTGACTGTTTCTGGTGGAGATATTATCTCTACAGCTACAGCAAATTTGGTGAATACTAGCGTCACAGCAGTAAATCTTGGTGGTGCTGCTGCAACAGTTCGTATCGGTTCAACTACTGGAAATACTGTTGCAAGAAATGATCTAATCATTGATGGCAACACAAGTATTGGCACAGATCTATCAGTCAGCGGTAAATTGGGTCTTGGAACTGCAACACCTAACTCTACGCTTACTGTACTGGGTAATGTTTGGATCACCAATGGTGGTAATGTTACTGGAACTCTAAACGTTACTTCAGCAAATATTATTAGCGCAGCAATAGAATCTTTAACACTTGTAAATCCTATCCAAGGACAAACTGAACTAGGAACCAATTCATTCCGACTTCGCGTTGGTCAAACAACGAGAGAAACAGGTCAAATTGGTGTATTTTTAGGAAGTGCGGCTAATGGTAATGCATGGATAGCCTTTGATACTGCACCTACAGGTGGCGCTAATGTATGGCGTGTAACTGCTAATAGCACAGAAGGAACATACTATACATTGATTACGATGCAAAACGTCGTAGCGACAACTTCTAACACCAGTACCATTTATGTTGCTGCAGCTAATACTGTAAATACATTGAATACTTTAATGGGAACAACGTTTACAACGTTGAACACCTCAGCTGCAACTCAAAATACATGGATCAATAATCTTAATACGGCAACAAGCACTATTAATAGTCACTTAGGAACTATTAACACAACTTTTAGCACTGTTAACACGACCTTCGGTACTGTTAACACAACTTTTGGTACTGTCAATACAACTTTTGGCACTTTAAATACTAACATTACCAATATTACAACTGGTGCTACACCAACAACTCTCAGAGGATACAATGAGGGTGTAAATACAGCAACAGTTACAGGTGGTACGTTCGTTTGTAATTTAACAGGTAACAATGTGTTTGATTTAACGTTACAATCATCAACCACAACTATTACCTTTACAAATGCTGCAACAAGTGGGTTTTCTAAACCAGCCACGTTGATTTTACGACAACCATCATCTTCAGCTAATACAGTAACTTTTGCTAATACAATTAACTGGAGCGATAATGAAGTTCCAGTATTGTCTAGCGGAATAGCTAAAAAACTTGATATCATCACTGTTATGTCTCTCAATGGCGCAATATTCTTTGGCTCACACGTAATGGCTAACGTATCATATCCATAATTTAAGAGGTGAAAAATGGAAGGTTCTAATGTAGTTTCAATTCACAAAAATCGCGTTGACACATTTGAAGGTGTGTTAAAAGCGTATCGAGAAAAAATTACCAAAATTAATGCTGTAGACAATATTCAGGTGTTAGATTTAAAAGCATCAAATATTTTTCATATCACACTAAGAAAAAATATTATAAATATTGCTTTTGATAATTTACCTGAGGCTGATCACAGCTATTCTTGCACAATTATTTTAAAACAAGATAACATGGGCAACAGAAAAGTGGTATTTCCAGAAAACGTATTTTGGTCTTTCGGAGAAGTAGCAATTCTTTCGAATAAACCAGATTACGCAGATGTAATTACATTAATGACATTTGATGGCGGCGAGACGTATTATGCATCTCATGCGTTAGCCAATTTAGGACGTTAAGGAGGTTATTTAAAAATGGCTAATCTAGTTAAAATTAAAAAAGTTCACATCTATACTGCTATGACCGAAGATGCTGCAGAATGTTGGAGTGCAGTAAAACTACTCAAAGATAACAATGTTCCAGTAAACCATTTAAACTGGGGCGACGATGCAACACTTTCAGGGTTGTATGAGTCTCTAGGAACATGGAATTATTATGACGGTGAAAAGTTGTACCACAAATCATTTTCAAAACTTCCTATTATTCATTGGGAATGCGTTTATGAGGATGATCTGGTTGTCACAAACGCTGCAGAAGGACTTGAAGAGTTACAAAAATCTGAATTAATGGCTAATCTAGACAAAATTGTTAAACCTGTTTAATAGCAATAAGGTTGCATTTTAAATGCCTCTAGCAGCCACAACTCTTCGAAAAACTCGCGTAAAAGCTGGTTCTGTTACTTTTAACAGTAGCGGTGTATGGGTCATTCCATTCGGCGTTCGAAAAATCAATATTACTGGAACAGGTGGTAATGGTAACGCAGGTAATCCTGGAAATCCAGGAGTAAATGGAACTGGCGGAACAGGAGGTGTTGGTGGTAATGGCGGAACTGCTGGTAGTGCTGGCAATCCTGGAGCGCAAGGTAATACAGGTCAACCTGGGAATCCTGGAATAAATGGATCAGGTGGTGCTGGTGGCGCAGGTGGTAATGCTGGCAACCCAGGAGCTCAAGGTAATTCGGGTCAACCAGGAACCAATGGTGCTGGCGGTGCTGGTGGCGCAGGTGGTAATGCTGGCAACCCAGGAGCACAAGGAAATGCTGGAAACCCTGGTATAAATGGATCAGGTGGCGCTGGAGGTGCTGGTGGTAATGCTGGCAACCCAGGAGCACAAGGAAATGCTGGTAATCCTGGGGTAAATGGTAACGGAGGAGCTGGAGGTGCTGGTGGAGCAAGAGGTAATGCTGGTAACCCAGGAGCTCAAGGACAACCAGGAAATGCTGGAAATCCAGGCATAAATGGCGCAAGAGGCAATGGTGGTTTTGGTGCTAATGGTGGTAATGCAGGAGGCGGAGGTCAAGGTGGTTTAAACACAGGTTATAACACCAATCAAGGTCAACCTGTTCCTGCTGCAGCAAACGGTAACACAGGCGTTAATGGTAATCCTTTTGGAAATATAGGGTTCCCTAGTTTTGGTACTGGTGGAACATTTGGTGCAGGTAATACTAACAATGCTGGTGGTTTTTGTGCACCTAGCGGTAACGCTGGCGGCGGTGGTAATGCTGGATCAGGTGGATCAGGAAACCCTGGCAACTCTGGAAATGCTGGAGCAGCAGGTAATGTTGGCAGCGCAGGTAGTCCTGGCGCTAACGGGAGTGGAGCCAACCCAGGACAACCAGGAGCAGGTGGTCAACCTGGCAATGCAGGTGCCAACGGAAATCCAGGAAATACAGGTGCTTCAGGTAGTGGCGCTAACTCGGGTGCTGCTGGTCAACCAGGATCTGCTGGCGCCAACGGAAATCCAGGAAACACAGGCGCCAGTGGAAGTGGAGCAAATCCTGGTGCTGCAGGTCAACCAGGATCTGCTGGTGCTAATGGCGCACCAGGAAACACAGGCGCCAGTGGAAGTGGAGCAAATCCAGGTGCTGCTGGTCAACCAGGATCTGCTGGGGCGAATGGCAATGCTGGAGCTGCTGGTAATACAGGAGCTGCAGGAAATGCTGGAACAGGGGCAACTAATGGTAATGCAGGACAACCAGGAAACCCTGGCAATGCAGGAGCAACAGGCAATGCTGGTTCTGCAGGAAACGCAGGTAATGCTACAACATTAGTAGCTGGATCATCTGTTACATTTTCATCTATATCTTTGCCAGGTGGCGCAGGAGGTAATGCTGGAGCTGCTGGCGCAGGAGGTAATGCTGGTCAACCAGGAAATGCTGGAGCTGCAGGAAATCCTGGAATAAACGGATCAGGCGGTAATGGTGGTGCTGGAGGCGCTGGTGGTGCTCGAGGTAATGCTGGCAATCCAGGTACTGCTGGAAATGCTGGTCAACCAGGAACCAATGGCGTCGGAGGTGCTGGGGGTGCTGGTGGTAATGCTGGTAACCCAGGAGCTCAAGGTAATTCGGGTCAACCAGGAACCAATGGCGTTGGTGGTGCTGGGGGAGCAAGAGGTAATGCTGGTAACCCAGGAGCTCAAGGCAACTCTGGTCAACCAGGAACCAATGGATCAGGTGGTGCTGGTGGTGCTCGCGGCAATGCTGGAAATCCTGGAAATCAAGGACAACCAGGAGGCGGCGGCAATCCAGGCGCTAATGGTAACGGAGGAGCTGGTGGTGCAGCGGGAAATGCTGGGGGCGCAGGAAATCCAGGGCAACCAGGAAATGCTGGCACTCCAGGTGGCGGCGGCGGTGGCGGCGGTGGCGGCGGCGGTGGCTCTTCAACTTACTATGCCTTCAATTTCTTTACTTACAATTTTGACTTTATCTGGTGTCCAGGACAAGCAGGTGGTGCTGGTGGTGCTGGTGGAAATCCAGGCAGCGGTGGTGGCGGATCAGGGGGTGTGGCTACCAGTTCTCAAGATGGTACACTAAGAGGACAACCAGGAAATGCTGGACAACCAGGAACAGCTGGTCCTGAAGGTAATCCTGGTGTTGATGGAAGTGGAGCATCATCAGGTGGTGCAGGTGGAACAGGACAACCAGGAAATGCTGGCGCTAATGGTAATGCCGGAAGCCCAGGAGGAGCAGGAAATTCAGGCTTCGGAGCAAATTCAGGTTCCGCAGGTCAACCAGGAAGTTCTGGTTCTAATGGTGCTGGAGGCAATCTGGGCGCAAGTGGTAATGGAGCAAATTCAGGTTCCGCAGGTCAACCAGGATCTGCTGGTTCCAATGGTGCTGGAGGCAATTTAGGTGCTAGTGGCTCCGGAGCAAATTCAGGTTCCGCAGGTCAACCAGGATCTGCTGGTTCCAATGGTGCTGGAGGCAATCTGGGCGCAAGTGGTAATGGTGCTAACCCAGGACAACCAGGATCCGCAGGTCAACCAGGAAACGCTGGAACTTCAGGATCTGCAGGAAATCCTGGAGCAGCAGGAAATCCAGGTGCAAATGGCAGCGGAGCAACACCAGGAACAGCAGGTGGCTCTGGTGGCATAGCAAGTGTAGTTAATACTTCTACTGTAATGCAAAAAACAGTTTCAAGGGGAGCAACTACAACAATTACAGTTGGTACTGGTTCCTCAACAGGTTCTATTACTATTAATTGGCCAAACCAATAAAAACAATAAGTTTGCTATGTTATAGATTATAGCCTATAATTATGGTTTCAATGGAGTGACTATGCTTTTCGAAAATCTAAAATCTGTAATAAAAACTCCGACCATAGAATTTTTGTGCGAAGAAGATTTGTTTGGGATGATGCCTGAACCTTATCCTGCACGCAAATTCATGCCAGAATGGTTCAAGGAGTTACCGCCTAAATTGAATCGAGAAAACAAAATTGAGAACAGCACAATAAAGCGATGTGCTCCTGTTCTAGATGCAATGTCTGTGGGTTGGATCATACCTCTTTGCGGCGATGTTGAATTTATTTCAAATAATAATGCCAGTGGAGTCAATTACAAGTGGACTTTCATGAGAACATTGGTTGAAAATCATAATGTTGACCAAATTTCTACACAAAAAGCTCCGCATCCCCAAACGCCCAAACCACCTATGAAATTTTTGAACTATTGGGCTATCAAAGTTCCTAAAGGATATTCAGTATTATTCGTCCCACCTCTAAACAGACAAGACCCAAGATTTACATGCATGTCTGGATTTGTAGATTGCGATGGATATTTTGAATACATCAACTTCCCGTTTTTCTTCAATATCCCAAGTTATACTGGCATTGTGGAAGCAGGGGTTCCATTGGTTCAGGCTATCCCAATCAAAAGAGACGGGATCATTCAAAGGTCTAATGTTCGAAAGTTTAACAAACAAGATCATGAGGATTTAGACACTACTCGAAAGAGAAGAAAGTCGCATGAAAGCATTTATCGTGATTTTATATGGAATAGAAAATAATGAGTGTATATAATTTTGCACCATCGCCAGATCTTGCAACAAAAGAGGAATCATTTGCTACCTGGGAAAATGGCTTCTCAGAAGAACAAATTTCTGAGATAATTCGTATAGGCGACAGCTTGAATCCAACACTAGCTACAGTTGGAGGAATGAAATCTGGGCAAGATATTAGCGATGTTCGAGAGTCCTTGACCTCATGGATTAAACTTAACGATCAAACTGCATGGTTGTACGATTCTATGGCGTATATAGCCAGACAAATTAATGGTCAGTTTTTTGAGTTTGATTTGGCAGGTTTCTGCGAAGATTTTCAGTATACAGTATATCATTCAAATAATAGTCATTATAATTGGCATCTAGATCGCGGTCCTAATACTGTAGCGCCTCGAAAACTTTCTATGGTACTACAATTATCTGATCCCAGCGAGTATGATGGTGGGGATTTAGAATTGTTTATAGCCCCAAATCCGACGGTTGCTACTCGTAAAAAGGGATTAATATACATTTTTCCTTCCTGGGTTCTTCATCGAGTGACGCCAGTGACTCGTGGAATAAGAAAATCTCTTGTAATTTGGATAACTGGTCCTAAATTTAAATAAATATCAAATGGACACAAATAACACAAACGAAACTAGAACCTACCCAGTAGACCCTAATGCATTACGCCGATTTGAAATATGTCAGGCGTGTAAATATTACATTGCAGAAAAAACTCAATGCGATCTGTGCGGATGTAATATCAAAGCAACCTTAAATGAAGAGAAGGGCAACTGCCCAATAGGTAAGTGGTGAAATGATTTATTGCAAAGAAAGAAAACTAGGAATATTTATGAACCCAAAAACGGGTTCGCACACTATTAGTAAAACATTTAAAAACATTTCCGTCACAAAAAACACTAGAGATCATTCCAATTATGTAATGGCTTTAGATTACGCAGAATTACCAGATTTTAACACATTTAAATTTTATTGTTTTTATCGTGATCCAATAGATCGTTTTAACAGTGGCTTTAAATTTTATAAACGCTACGCATATGCGCATTGTTTAAGAACGTTTTTCTCAAGCGAGCTTATGACAGAATCTATGAAGCAAATTTCAAAGGCTAAGTACGATAAATTGCTTCATATGAATAAGAAGTATGACGAAGAATATCTTTGGCTATCACAAGATTTAAAGGACAAAATTGAATCTATTACTGTTTCTCAACTTTTAAATCATTTTACATATGAAAAAATAAACGGTAATCCTACACCAGAAGAAGTCTATAAAGGCGCTTTTCAAGAGACGCCTAGTCCATTTATCAATCAGCGTTTTTGGTTAGATCATGATATCGATTTAACACTATTAAACTTTGCTTCTTTCGAAGAAGAACTAAAAACATTAGTAAGTCTATTCGGAGTTACTCTTGAAACCGTAAGTCAAGAAAATCGTAATTTGGTTGTTGAGAATGAATATGTTTTAACGCAAGAAGATATAAGTTTAATAAAACAATTTTACAAACCTGATTATGATTTTTTTGCATCTAAAGGTATCACTTTCGACATTTAATAAATACAATTTGGTTCCACTCACTTTTATAGAAGAATTCTTTCATGCCATACGCAGAACTCACCATAGACCAAGGCACAACCTTCGAATCTTTCTTAGATTTAGTCGCTGATGATGGAACTGCAATTAATGTGGCAGGTTATGTTTTTTCAGGTGAAATTCGTAAATCCTATTATTCCTCCAACTCTACTGCAAACTTAATTATCACCATCAGTAATGCCGCCAATGGTAATGTTTTAATAACTCTGGATGCTGCTAACACCGCTAATATCACTCCAGGAAGATATCTCTATGACGTGAAAATGATTGACACTGCCAACACTGTGACTCGAATAGTAGAGGGGATTATTACTGTAACTCCGCAAGTCACGAGATAATAAATGAAAGTAACAGTTTCCAATAAAAATAATATAGGGCGAGTTACTTTCGGTAAAATTGCTAAAGTTGGTTCTATACAGTTATCAGAGATCTCAGACGTCGATCTTACTATAAAGCAAGATGGCGATGTGTTGGTGTATCAAGCCAATACAAATACTTATGTGGTCAAAACTCTACCTAAAATCGATGGTGGAGAATTTTAATGACTGATACTATTATTCAAATACGTCGTTCTGATGCTAATATTGCTCCTGCTAATCTTGCAGAAGGCGAACTTGCGTATTCCTATTTAAGCAACACACTTTTTATAGGAAATAGCACCAATGCAGTCATTAACATTGGTGGCAGTTATTATACTGATGACCTAGATTTAGCTACTGCTGCTAACAGCGCATCAACTATAGTCAAAAGATTCGCTAATGGAACATCGCAATTTCATCAGTTAGATATTTCAGTTGTTCCTACTGCTAACACTCATGTCGCGACCAAATTTTACGTCGACAATGCAATTTTAAACGACATTTCTCTGGATACTTTAACTGATGTTATAGTTGTTGGCGGTATTCCATCAGATCAAAATAATAGAATTTTAATTGGAACAGCAAACGGTAATTATATTACTCGAGATGTGAGTGGTAATGTAAGAATTTCCAACACTGGCGTCGTTACAATTGGAGTCGGGCAAGTTACAGGTCCTATGCTCGCCAATGTATTGGTTGGCAGCAAAACGTTTACTAACAACATTAGCGTCAATGAAGATTTAACTGTTTCTGGAAATCTAACTGTTCTAGGAAACACAACGACTATTAACGTAGAAACGTTGGTCGTCGAAGATTCGCTAATTCGTTTAGCCTCTAACAATTTAAATGATAATATCGATATCGGTTTTTATGGTATTTTTAATGGGAATACCAAAACTGGATTGTTTAGAGATTCTTCGGACGGCACTTTCAAACTATTTACAGACTACAGTGGCGACCTATCTTCCAATGTAGTCAGCGGTATAATTAACTTAGCCACAATTCAAGCTAATGTTATAGCACCTCTTGCAAATATTACAACTGCTAATGTCGGAACATTGTCAGTTAATTCTTCTGATTTTGGTGAAATTAATGTATCAGGAAATGTGCAAATTTCTCAAGATTTAAAGGTGAATGGTAATATTGCATTTATCAATGCAACCAACGTTGTGGTTGCTTATACATACTATAATGATGCAACAGAAAGCATCGATACTGTTTTTGTGTGATTATGACAACCGCAACTAGACTTACATCAAACGGAACATTACTCATTACAGGTTACTTCGACGAAGTGACGCAAAACACCATATCAGCCAATGCTGCTGTTGTGACAAGTAGTGAGTTTGACGAAGTGACACTCGCTTCAGATGGCATTAATATTGCAAGAAGATATACCAAAGACGGTAAGACATTAGTTTACACTGAACTGGATGAAGTTTCACTCTAAGGGTTTAGAATTTTATGGCAAAACTTAAAGATGGTACACGAGTTTATGGAGAATTAACCGTTGATACAGAGGTCAATGCTGTAACGGTGAATTTTGGTCCTTATGACCTTACCAGCAATACATTTTCTTCTTCATCAAATACGACCTTTGAAGTTGATAGTTTTGCCTCTGCCGATTATTCTACTGTAAAATACATCGTTCAGGTAAAAACTGGGTCATCATTGCACTCAACTGAACTATTTTGCATTCAAGATGGCGTTACAACCTATATGACAGAGTATGCAACGCTCATTACAGGATATCCACTTGGAAATTTCACTATTGATTTGTCTGGAGGGAGAATGAGACTCCTTTTTACTCCCGATAATCCTCTTGGAAATCTCTTAAATTTTAAAGTTATTCGATATACCGTGACTTCTTAATGTTTAAATTTGAAACTTTGCAAATACCTAAATAATAGAAGTAAAATTTTCGTTTCCCACATTAGGAATTCTAAAAGATGGCAACACTAAACAGAACATTTAGCGTTCGAAATGGTATCGACGTTGCAAATACAATTATCGTCGATGCTAACCGAAATATCTCGAATATCCCGAACGCCAATATCACTACAGCAAATATCGCGACGCTAAATGTAAATGCAGCTGGCGCGTTAGCTGTTGTCGCAAATGCTACAATTAACAATACAGCGATTACTAATGCTCAGATTACATTCCTAAATGTAACCACTCAAGCTAACTCGCTCGCTTCTAACATTGTAACAGCTAACATTGCGACGTTAAACGTTAATGCTCCTGGTGCAACGGCTAACATTGCCACTGCAAATATTATTAATCTGTATTCTAGCACTGCTAACGTTCATACGATTAATGCTAACACAATTATCACAACAGAAGGCTTGAATCTTATTGACCAAGCCAATGCTGCAGCTAACTTGGTGGCTGTGTATGCCAATGACTCGCTCGTTATTGCTAATGCTAATGTAAACTTCAATAACTCTGAAAGCATTAATGTTTCTGCTACTATACACAATACAGCCAAGGCTGCTAATATTGATTTCAGTTTAAATACTGCTTCAATTGTTTCCGTAGGTCGCCCAACTGCTCCATTGACTTTGGCTTCAAATGTCACAGTCGACAAGGATATGACGGTCACAGGAAACCTCTTTATTCTTGGTAACACGACTACTGTCAACACTGAAACACTTGTTGTTGAAGACTCGCTCATCAAGCTCGCTTCAAACAATACTTCTGATGCTGTTGATATTGGTTTCTATGGTGTGTATAACACTTCTGATAAAGCTGGTTTGTTCCGCGATTCTACGGATGGCAAATTCAAGCTCTTCAGAGATTATCAAGGCGATTTAACAGCCAACGTAATTGTTGGTAGCACAAATACTGCAACGCTCGTTGCTAATCTTGAAGCTGCACTTATCAATGTAACCACTGCAAACATTTCAGGTCTTGAAGTTACAACTAGTGCTGAACTTGAAAAAATTAATGTCGCAACAACTGCTAACGTTGGAACAACATTGGAAGTCGGCGGTAACGTTAATCTGTATGCAAATCTAAACGTTACCAATAATGTGGTAATGTCGCAAAATGCGAATGTTACTGGAACATTAAACGTCGGCTCAGTTTCTGACTTCGGTGCTAAAGTTACGATTACTACTGCAGGTGAAGGTTTAGAAGTTGCGAATGCAAATGTAACAAATTACTTGACCGTTGGAACATTAAATGTTACAACCAACACCGTAGTTACATCTTCTTCTGGACAAGTTGTTCTAGATACTTTTGCAACAACTGATCATGCATCAGCTAAGTATTTTGTTCAAGCAAATAGTGGATCTGACTTCACAACTACAGAAGTCATACTAGTACAAGATGGTACGAATGTTTGGTTAACAGAGTATGGTACACTACAAACAGGACCATCTCTTGGAACATTCTCAGCAGACATTGATAGTGGCGATGTAAGACTACTATTTACAGCAAATAATAACGTAAATACAATCCGCTCAGTAAGATATGGTGTACTAGTTCCGTAAACGAAACACATGAAAATCTGATCGGCTATTAGAGGGAATTGTGAACTCGAATGGCTATTAATAGAACATTTAGCGTCAGGCATGGTCTTGACGTTGCAAACACCATTGTATTAGATTCCGAGCGTAATCTAAGCAACGTGAACGTCGCCAACGTTCACACGATAAATGCTAACACATATCTCACCGTTGCTGGTCTTAATGTAGTAGACCATATCAACTCAGCATTTAGCACTGCTAATTCTAAAGTAGAATCAATTAATGTGTCTGGAAATGGTTTATCTGTTTCTAATTCTACCACATTAAATTTAAATCAATATACTCTAAGTGTTAATTCTGCGACTACAATCGAGCGCGGAACCACATTACTCATAGACAGCATTTCTAGCTCAGATATTGCGAATGCTGCAACTGCAAACGCCGTTAAAACAGCATGGGATTATGCTAACACTAAATTGTCATTATCTGGCGGAACCATTAATGGTTCGCTCAACGTTTCTGGCAATCTCACAATTACAGGTCAAACCAAATACATTAATGTCGAAACATATAGTGTAACTGATCCGTTAATTTATCTTGCAGCAAATAATGAAACTTCAGATCTTGTTGATATTGGCTTCATGGGTGGTCACAACACTTCTGGTGTTTATCAACATTCAGGTTTGGTGCGAGATGCTGGTGATGGGACCTGGTATTTGTTCACAGGTCTTTTAGACGAAGGACATGAAAATAACGTTGTTGATTTTGCAAATACAACATTAGCAACGTTGAGATCTAATATTGCTGCGAACAGCATTACATTAGTTGGTAATACTGTTGCTACTCAAGCTAATTTAACACTAGCACATGATCAAGCAAACACTGCCCATAATCAAGCCAATGCAGCCTATGCTCAAGCAAATCTAGCTTATGATGCTGCCAATAACGCCAAAGTTACAGTTTTTGCAAATAATGCATCAAATGTAACAACTCAAAATTTAAACTTTGTTAACACAGCAACAGTAACTGTAGTTGTTTCGCCTGATGGTTCTAATGCCAACGTTGAGTTTATTGCTGCGCCACAAACTGTTGTAGACGATACATTTACTGCTGCTGGGAACACGGCAGCTGCAGCCACAGCAAATATCGCAAATGGATTATATCAAATTTCCACCAGCGCTTTTGAGAAAGCCAATGCGCCTATCACTGTTCGTGAAATTTATGCAACCAATGCGAATATTGTAAACAGTTTTGCTAATATCAATACACTACAGTTTGATACTGAATCGGGTATGGCTGTTGTTGATGAAAGCAACAATACAGTCACTATTAAACTCAATAGCACCTTTAAGTATTGGAATATCAATGGTTCTCCTGGACTTGAGGCATTTGGTTTAGATACTGTAAACTTTATTCCACTCGGTGGATTAGAAATTACTGCAAATAATTCTAACACGCCTAAGAGCTTTGTTATCAGTACGGAAAACTTAGCAAATAATACTGCGAATGCTGCAAATACAGTATCTTTATCTGTAAATGGCGCAGGAACTCTTTATAATAAAAAACTAAACTTCGTTAATACTGCAAATGTTTCTGTTACTGTTGTTGACAACGGGGATGGTAATGCAAACATTGCATTTGCGACCACATTTACTGGTGCAGCAGGTCTTTTGCTCTCAGACCGATTTACGGGTACGGGAGCTTGCACACAGTTCGGATTAACACAAACTTCAACTAATGATAGAACATTTGTATTCTTAAATGGTGTGTCGCAAAAACCAGGCGTAGACTTTACTGTCAATGATGCCTTGTTAACAATGAATGTTGCACCATCTAATGGAACTGTTCTTGAAGTTCGCACGTTTAGTTCTATTGATTTAACTGATGTTACTAAGATATATTCTGACACATTTAATGGTAATGGGACTAGCAATACATTTACTCTTACAGAATCTAGTGCTACAACTAAAACATTAGTTTATATTGATGGTGTTTGTCAGCGACCAACTACTGATTATACTGTTGCAGGTAAAACGCTAACATTTACTACACCGCCACTCAGCAATACTGTTATAGAAGCTAGATCATTCTCAACTGTAGCGATTGGTAATGTTTCTTCGATTCAATCTGATGTATTTACAGGAACTGGCGCATGTACTGCCTTTACACTTGGAACTAATTCAACTACACGTGGCTCTTTTGTCTTTGTTGATGGTGTTGTGCAAGTTCCAACAACAGATTACAGTGTAAGCAACAATATTGTTACATTTAATTCTCCCCCAGAAGCCAATGCTGTAATCGAAATTCGTTCTATTTCTGATTTAAATTTAGTTGTTCCTAATGCCGGAATTGCTAATGGTTTACATAAATTAGAATTAACTACGAAGGGATCTTTCTTCACGAATGGCGGATTCGCAACAGAAACAGATTCAGTTTCTAGAAATTATATCTTAAGAGGAACTACAACAGGAAATACTGAGACTGAATTGTTTTATAACACTAACATGCGAATTCCAGTAAATGCAAATACAACAGTATTTTATACTGCTGACATCGTCGCTCGTAGAACAGATGCGATAGATGAATCAGCAGGATTTAGTATTAAAGGCGTAGTTGATAATTTCAGTGATACTGTTGCTGACGTTGGTGATCTATACGAACTCATTGTAGCTGAGGATGATGCTGGATTACTTGTAGACGCAAGAGCAGATGATACTAACAATTCTATAAATATCTACGTTACAGGATCTACAGGCAAAACAATTCGCTGGACTGCCTTTGTAAAGACTGTTGAGGTTGCTCAATAATGACGATTCGTCAAAGATCAGCAAACATAGCTGGAACACTTATAGCTACTACACTCAATGTTGTCAATAACATTGCGGTGAGCAACATCACAACCAGTGAAGGAATCAACGCTGCGTTTTTAACTATTGATAATCTTAAATTAGACAATAATGAAATTATTTCTACTGAAGCAAATGGCAATTTAGTCATAGCTGCGAATGGAACTGGGGTAATTAAAGTTCATTCTGATGTTTATGTTGGTGTAAATGTTGCAGAGCATTTTGTAGAAAATGGTTATACCACAGAATCTATTGCTCTTGCTGCATTGAAAGATGCCAATGGACCAGCAGAAATAATCGTCGTTAACGAAAACAGTGGTACACTAGCCTATTCAGAATTTTTAGCTTTGAACGACACTGCCAATCAGGAACAAGGTTGGATCTCAATCGGTATTAATAGTTCTAACTATGATGACCCTGAGTATACGCTCACTGGTCCTGATGATGGATATTTACTCTTCGAAGCACCACTCGGAACAAGCGCGAATGGTGATCTAATTATTGGTACTGGTTCTTATGGTCAAAATAATCATATCGTATTTGCTGCAGGTGGATTTGAGCCAGAAGATGCTCAGCTGAAAATTCTTCCACCAATTTTAAAGACTGCTGAAATCGTCAAGTCTAGTTTGAGCTCTAATATTGCAACACTTACAACAGCGAATACACACACATTTGTAGCCAACGACATAGTTTTAATTGCGAGTGTTGGCGCGCCATATGATGGTCAGCGAAAAATTTTAGGTGTTACATCTAATACATTTACAGTACCGATTACAAGTACAAATTTGAGTGAGGCGAATGTCAGCCCAGCAGGGTCTGCTACACAAGTGTTGCCATTTAATCGTGGTAGCGTTGAACTCACTGCGCAGTTATTTGTTGGAGAAGGCGCTCGAGAAGAATTTGATTCTTTGAACATTAATCTAGATAATGGTGTTGCTGTTCCGCTTGGTACACTTGTTGACAACGACGGTCCAGGTCAGACTGTTATGATCAATAAGAGCAACGGAACTCTTGCTTATACTGAATATATTTCTCATAACGACGTTGGTGATGTTGATTTCGGTTGGATTTCTTTTGGTATCAATAGTTCTAACTATGATGATCCAGAATATCCAATTACCAAAGCTGATGATGGATATTTACTCTATGAACCGCCAGCCAATACAACAGGTGATGGCGATCTGATCATTGGTACAGGCACAAGTGGGCAAAAGAATCGATTAATATTCGCCGCAAAAGGTTTTGATGAACCCAATGCGCAAATGATCATCACACCAGATGAATCCGTGCGTATTTCAATTAATGCTGACGCAACCTCAGCCAATACTGGTGCGCTTCAAGTCGTCGGTGGTGTTGGTGTTCAGGGATCTGTATTTGTACAAGGCAATCAAACAATTCAAGGGGACTTGATTGTTAATGGTAGCCAAGTCATTCAAAGTATTGCGAGCGTTGCTGCAGCAGGTCCCATTTCGCTCGTCGGTGATGGTAACATCGCAAACACTTGGGACTTTGGTATTGTCGGAACTTACGCTAAATCTAGATCAGCCAATTCTGAAGGAATAGTAAACAAAGTATTGGCTAATAATTTAGCAACACTTACAACTGCTAATAATCATGAATATTTGGTTGAAGATTATGCTGTTGTAACTGATGTTGATTCAACGTTTAATGGTACACATCGTATTACTGCTGTTACATCAAATACGTTCAGTTACTTTAAACTCGCGAATAATATTACTTCTACTGCAGCAACGGGTAATGTTTCTGTAACTGCAAGAGCAACTTATACTGGTGCTGTAAAAGATACTGCAAATTCTACGTGGAAATTGGTTTCAAATATTGAAGCACGACCAGATTTCAATGTGAATTTTGCTAATACTGTTTTAGATAATTTGCAACTAGCAGATGGACTATTTACTGGAACAGTTAATGCAAATAACTTCGTAACCTCTGCTGGATTAAATGTAACTGACCAAGCAAATAATGCATATGCTGCTGCAAATAATAGAGTGCTGAAAATTGGCGACACGATGACTGGAGAATTGAAACTCCAGGGATCAGGAATATCATTGAATGTTGCAAACATCTCATATTTTGCAAGTAATGTCGGTATTGGAACTACGAGTCCTGCTGCTAAACTGCACATATTCGCTGAATCAACAGGCGAAATAGATATTGCTCGATTTTTAACAGCCAATGGAGCAGATACTCAATTTTTAGATATTGGAGCAGACGCTACAAATAATTTTGTATCTTTTGATGTTACAGGAACTTCTTCTGGTAATTATCTTTTCCGCAGTGGCGGTACGGAACGTGTTCGTTTTCAAAGTGATGGAAATGTTGGTATTGGAACCACCAATGCATCATCTAAACTCGATGTAATAGGTGACATTACTGCTAATGGTATGTTGGGTCGTTCTTATTCGCAAACTTCTTATAGCTCTAATACAGCAATATTTGATACAATCGCAACATCAGGTGCTGGATTATATCAAGTTGTATTGGCAACAAATCCAAATTCTGGTAATTCAGCTTCTTACATAGATTGGATTTATGGAAAAGTTTTAGTGGGAACGGGATGGAATGGAAGTGCAGCAACTGATTATATCTATTTTGTACAAGAAAACCCAGATCCTAGAACGTTATATGATTCTGGTGGTGGAAACTTAGCTGGTGATGCTGTGTTTAATGTTGGGGGTTCAGAATTTAGTTCACTTTCTGCAGGAACTTCTTATACCATTAGATTTAAAGTTTCTGGATATACTGCAAATCCAAATTCAACAATTAGATTAACGAAGATTGGTTAAAAATGGCTACAAATAAACTTATAATTGAAAATTCTAGTGGTAATGTTGGCATTGGAACAACGAGTCCAGAAGCAGTATTGCATGTTGCAGCTGCAACAGATGGTGCAGACACAATTTATGCATCTTCAAATAATGCGAATGCAGTAATAATTTTACGTCCTGATGGAGCAAACGGAAGTGTAATTCGATACGGTGGAAACGGCGCAAATTCTAATATTTTGCGATTTGTAGGTGTTAGTGATGCTGAAGGCATGCGAATTAGTGGTGGTGAAGTTGGCATTGGAACAACTACTCCTTCAGCAAAACTACATGTTGAAGGAAACGTGTTAGCGAGCAATAGTTTTATTTCAGCATTTAATACTGCGATAGATGGTAGTGCGCCTTATGATTGGATTTTTCTTGGTCCAGCTGGAAATAATGCTACTCGCGCAGCTGCAGTTAGAATTGGTGATATTGATGGTGCCAATTATGCTATTCGCGGTGGTGGTTATGGTCTACATTTTCAAAAACATGTTGTTGATGGTGCATCTAGAAGTTGGTCGCCTGTTATGCAATTTGTAGCAACGGATGCTACGACTTCGAATGTAACTGTATTCATTTCAAATAATTTAGGTATTGGCACATCAAGTCCAACATCTAAAGTTACTATTTCAAATATTACATTAAGTCAAAGTAATTCTGCTTTAGATATTAATGCCAGTGGTTCAGGAACATATCAGAGAGGCATTAGAGTTTTAAACAGTTCTATGGGCAGTGGTGATGGTATTGCAGTGCAAGTTGGTAAAGCTGATAGCACTCGTAATGCTGGACAAATGACGTTTAACCACATAAGTGATGCAAATACAAGTAACTATTTAGAATTTGGTTTACATGGTGTTGATAAAGTTTTAAATATTGCTGGCACAGGTAATGTTGGTGTTGCTATAACATCTCCAGCAGCAAAACTTCATGTATCGCAAGCCTCTCCTGGCGGCGTTGGTTCTGTGCCAGCTAATGTTACAGCTATACTTGATAACACTGCGAATAATTATTTATTGTTTAGAACATCTGCAGATAACAACTCATATTCGGGGTTGATATTCCAAGATAATAATGTTGGTGCTTCGATCACATATAGAAATTATGCTGGCAGCGGAGAAAATGATGGTACTAATGGCGATGCTATGTATTTTCACACATACACAGATTTTATTTTTCAAAATGGTACTGGTGCAGGTGTCAATTTAAACCCCGAAACGTTTAGAATTAAACAAAATGGTAATATAGGAATAAACACTGTAACTCCATCAGCAAAATTGCATATCGTCGGTGGCGGCAGTCAACAATTGCGAGTAGTTGGATCAGAAGCTGATATTTGGCTGCAAAGCACAGGTGGTGGTGCGGGAATTTGGAGAATTTTAGGTTCAACTGGAGCCACTACAAAATTATTCAGAATTTATGATGAAGAAAATAGTGCTAATCGATTAGTAATCAACAGTAGCGGTGAAATCGGTATCGGAACAGGCAGTCCTGTCAATAGACTTCACGTGAATGGCGGCAAATTTGTTATTACAACTGACGATGGATCATATGGTAATATGCAAATTAATGCACCTGGTGGTGGTGAAGCATCGATTGTATTTGGTAGCACAGGTTCAAATCAAAATTCTGGTGGATACACAAACGCTGGTGTGATTGGTATTGGTGCATATGGAAATAGTAGAGACAGACTTGTTTTAGGAACTGGGTATTCCGCAGGAACTTTATTCTTAAGAAGCGGTAATGTAAGTATAGGAACAAGTACTCCATTAAAACGTCTTGACATTCGCGGAAATGTGGGTATTGGTCATCTTGTTGGTACTGATGGAACATCATGGTATGGACAAGGTCAAGGTCCTTGGGGTAAATTTATTGAAATGGGTGAATCATTAGAATGGTTCGGGAACCCTGCTGTTTACAGTAATCGTTATGGTATAAACGTTGCTTGGGATTCAGATTACCATTTTATTGGATTGAAATATCTTTCAGGCGACGTTGTTGATGCATTATTTCAAATTGAACAAGATAATGATAATTGGGTTTGGCAAGTAGCAGACACAATTAAGGCTAGACTAGTTTCTTCAAGTGGCGATTGGCAAATTACAGGTGTTGTAAGTGCATCATACAGCTTCTCTGATAGAAGATTAAAAACTGACATCACAAATCTAGATAGTAAAACGTCGCTCGATAAGGTTTTACAACTTCAAGGTGTAAACTATAAGTGGATTGATGGAAACAGAAAAGGTGTTCCTCAAATTGGATTTATTGCTCAAGATGTTGAAGAAGTAGTTCCAGAAGTTGTATTTGAAACAACTAGAATGTCAGAAGGTGATGGAGATCATCTGAATAAAACTCTTTATAAGAGAATCGATTATGAAAGAATGGTCGCTCTTTTGGCTGAAGCAATTAAAGAGCAACAAAAAGAAATTGAGGCTCTTAAACAAAAATTGAATGTTTCATAGTAAAATAAATACTGAAATAACCTTGGAAATTTAAATGTCACAAACAGTAGTTACAGTTGATGTTGGTGGTACTGGCGCGAATAATGCGAATGCCGCACTCACCAATCTAGGTGCGCTGCCAACCTTTGGCGGTTCCATCACAGGAAATCTAAACGTTTCGAATAATATCGTTGTAACAGGAAATGCGAATTTAAATAATTTCGTAATTTCTGGTAATTCTATTGTAACAACTGAAAATAATGGTGACGTTGTTTTAACTCCTAATGGAGATGGAAAACTTCGTGTTAGATCCGATGTATTATTCGGTAATGGCGCCGAAGCGCACTTTGCTTCTGCTGGAATCGACGAATCTACAATTGCGATTGGTTCTGTTGCTGATTCGAATAGTGCTTCTGAAGTTTTAGCAGTGAATAAAAACAGCGGAACACTCGCTTATTCAGAATTTATTGCAATAAATGATGCTGGTGATCAAGATAGTGGCTGGATTTCAATTGGTGTAAATAGCTCTAACTATGATGATCCTGAGTATACGCTCACTGGTCCAGATGATGGCTATTTGTTATTTGAACCACCACAAGGAACTGCTGCGAATGGTGATTTGATTATCGGCACTGGTTCTTATGGTTTAAACAATAAGATCATTCTCGCAGCAGGTGGATTTACACCTTCTGACGCGCAGTTAATCGTCGCTCCAGCAGATCTCAAAAGAGCTAACTTAGTTTCTTACTCGGTTTCTTCTAATGTTGTGACGTTCGTTACTGACATTACACACACTTTTGTAGCTAACGACATTGTTTCTATTTCTGAAGTTGGTGCACCTTATGATGGCACTCGAACAATCACCGCAGTCACATCAAATACACTTAATGTCTCAGTTACTACTGGTGATATTGGTTCAGTCAATTTAAGTCCACCAGGATTTGCTTTACAATTCTTACCTTTTAATAAGGGAACAGTAGAATTAACAGCTCAATTATTTGTTGGTGAAAATTCTAAATCAACTATTGAAACTGCGAATCTAACATTATCTGAAGGATTTGCTGTTCCATTGGGCGTCGTCGTGAACAACGATGGTCCTGGACAAGTTTCAATGTTCAACAAGAGCAACGGTGCTCTGGCGTATACTGAGTTCATTGCTCAAAATGATGCTGCCGATGCGGATATGGGTTGGGTTTCTTTCGGTATTAATAGCTCTGGTTATGATGATCCAGAATTCCCCATCACCAAAGCTGACGATGCTTATTTGTTGTACGAGCCACCAGCAAATACAACAGGTGATGGTGATCTAATTATAGGTACAGGAACAAACGGATCTAAGAATCGATTGATCTTTGCTGCTGAAGGTTTCGACGAAGCCAATGCTCAAATGATCATCACGCCAAATGAATCTGTTCGTATTGCGATTGCAACGGATGCTTCTAGCTCTAACACTGGTGCATTACAAGTTGTCGGTGGTGTTGGCGTTCAGGGTTCAATGTATGTCCAGGGCAATCAAACGATTCAGGGAGATTTGATCGTCAATGGATCTCAGGTCATTCAGAGCATCAATGAATTGACTGCTTCTGGTCCGATTTCATTATTGAGCGATGGTAACATTGCAAATACATGGGATCAAGGTCTCGTTGGAACTTATGCTGTTTCAAAGGCATCCGTCACAGAAGATATTGCATTTAAAGAAATTGCGAATAACACTGCAACGCTGACAACTTCAAACAATCATAGTTTCTTGGTAGAAGATTATGTTGTTGTTGCTAACGTTGATGCAACTTTTGATGGAACGCATCGAATCACAGCAGTGTCTTCAAACACGTTTAGTTACTTCAAACTTGCGAATAATCTAACACAAACTGCGGCTACAGGTACAGGTACAGTTGATAAGTCTGCCAAATATACTGGCGTTGTAAAACGAGCATCTGATGGTGCTTGGAGAGTATTTTCAAATCTCGGAACAAGACCAGATTTCAACACTGACTTTGCTGATGCAAATTTAGTCTATGATTCAATCATTGCTGGTGAAGGAACATTTAATGGTTCGTTGAAACTTGGAACGCCAAACACTGCAACAATCACCTATACTGACGCGAACAATAGAACACTCAGTATACCAGCACTTACTGGCGATAGAACCTTTGCGTTTTTAAATGAACCACAAACATTCACCGCAGCACAAGCATTTAGCAGCACTGTTACTGGAACAAAGTTCATTCCAACAGCTGGTGATGCAACAGGAAATGGATTGTATCTAGCAGGAACAAACAAGCTCGCGCTTTCTGCTGATGGTGTTGAAAGAATCAGCATTTCTGCAAGTGAAACAGTGATCAATGACGGAGGCAACGACTATGACTTCCGCGTTGAATCTGATGGCAATGCAAACATGTTGCTTGTTGATGGTGGATTGAATCGTGTTGGCATTGGCACCGGTGCACCAGAGCAAACATTGCATGTTCAAGGAAATACTTATATCAATGGGAATGTGGGGATTGGAACAACAAGTCCAACACCACACAATGGATCTAATGCATTAGTCGTTAGAGGCGGTGGTGGCGGAAGAGGAATTATTGAAGTTTGGGATGGTGTTGCAGGTAAAGCAGTTTTCCAACAACTGGGTGGCAAAACTTACATTGGAAACTTAGATAAAGGATCCGTCGGTGGGACAAATGGAGATTTGTCGTTTCTTGTGGGCGGCGATGGAACTAATGCCACAGAAGCTATTGTTATTAAAAGTGATGGGAATGTTGGGATTGGAACAACGAGTCCACAAGCCAAACTCCATATTTCCGATAGCTCAACACAAAACATAGAAATAACTGGAAATTATATTCAATCATTTAATCGTGGTGGTTCTCCTGGATATCAATCATTAAATTTTTATGGTAGTTCTTATACTTTTCATGTCGGAAACGTTGGTATTGGAACAACAAATCCATCTACAATATTAACAATTAGTAAAACCATTGATTCTGCAGCATATGGTTCCGGAACCAGGGCAATAGATTTCAAAACATATTTTCCTGGATTTGATGTAGACGGAATTAAATCTTCGATATATTCTGGTGTATCAGATAAACATACGCTGAATACGTTTGGCGGATTTATCGCATTTTATGTTAATCAAAGCGGATTTGCTGGCAGCTCTAGTGGAACGAATTTGATCGAGGCAGCGCGAATTGAGAAAGATGGTAAAGTTGGCATTGGAACGACGAATCCAGGAGCACATTTAGAAGTTTATCAAGCAGCAGGAGGATATACCTCGATCCGCATGAATACTGCGTTTAGTGGAGGAAATTATGTGGATTTGAATCCTTCTGTTGCTGGTGTATCAAACGATGGATTTTCTATTTCTCTTAATGGATCTATACGGCAAATTATAAATGCTTCAGGTAATGTTGGCATCAACACCACTAATCCATCATATAGACTTCATACAGTCGGACACACCTATTCAACACAAGGATATTCTTCCGGAGCTGTATTAACCTATACCGTTCCTGCAGGAACTTATAATGTTGGAACTTGGTACACGTTTACTGCTAGAGACACTATTGCAAATTTAGGATTAGGCGATGGTATGTATATTTTTAGAATTTTTGAAGATACTTATGGTGCTGGTGGAGGAAATTATTTCATCAATTATCTAACTGAACCGTTTTGGTTTTATAATGTGCAAAGTAATGCAAATAATAGGCAAGAATTTAGAATTAGTCCTATTCGAATGGGTCATGCCGCAAACCAACCAGCAAATTATGTTAATATTGCAATGTTGGAAGAATTTGGTGGAGTACCGCATAAATTTCAATGGTCGCCAGTGGGAGCTAATCTCACATTAGATGGAACTGGTGGAAAAAATGTTGTAATTTATATGTATAAATTTGGAGGAATTTGATGAAGTATTATGTGTTGTATAACAGCGAAAATTTGAAATCTATCAGTTTCTTAGCAGAAGATATTGTTGATAGATATGTTCCTATAGAGGGACAATCCGTCAGCAAAAATGGTGTTGAGTTTGATGGAATTCCTTACTTTGATCAAATAACTATTCAAGCTGATGGTACAATTATTAAAAATTAATTTTATCTTTGCTTAAAGATAAATAATTCAAAACCTCGAGATTTTAAATGACAACAATCGTATCGATACAACAAGGTGGAACTGGCGCGAATAACGTGGCAGATGCTATCAGTGCACTCGGTGTGCTCGCAAACACTGGTGGGGAATTCACTGGTGAGGTCAGTTTCACTGGATCTAATACAAGCATCAATGTATCGAATGATGCAATTATTTCTGGTAGTGTGACAATTGGTCAAAATACTAACATCTCTGGAAATGCGACGATCGATGGTCGCGGTTTATTCGGCGATGGAATCGAAGAACATTTTACTGAAAAAGATATTGATGAAAGTACAATAACCGTTGCTGGATTTGCGAATACGAATGCAGCTGTTGAAATCGCAGTGATTAATAAGGCTAATGGTACACTTTCTTATGCTGAGTTTATTGCTCTGAACGACAAAGCTAATCAAGAGCAAGGTTGGATTTCGATTGGTGTCAACAGTTCTGAATATAATGACCCAGAGTATACACTCACTGGTCCTGATGATGGCTATTTGCTTTTCGAAGCACCATTAGGAACAAATGCGAATGGCGATTTGATTGTCGGAACAGGTTCCTATGGTCAAAATAATCGCATTGTTTTGGCTGCAGGTGGATTTGCTCCCACTGATGCACAGATGACCATTGCTCCTGCTGATCTCAAAACAGCAGTGATCGTCAATTCTGAACTGACTTCAAACGTTGCATTACTCACAACTGATGAAACGCACACCTTCTTAGCAAATGACGAAGTTATCATTGCGAGTGTTGGTGCTCCGTATGACGGACAGTTCACAATCACAAATGTATCAAGTAATACAATCAGCTACAATGTAACATCTAATAATATTGGTTCAGCTGCAGCTACTGGAACAGCAACTCAGTATCTTCCATTTAACAAGGGCACAGTAGAACTCACAGCTCAATTATTTGTCGGTGAAAATGCTAAGTCAACTTTCACTACTGCTAATTTAACACTCGATAATACTTTTGCTATTCCACTCGGCGTTGTTGTCGACAACGATGGTCCTGGTCAAGTGTCAATGTTCAATAAGAGCAATGGCGCTTTTGCATATTCTGAATTCATTGCTCAAAATGATGCTGCTGACGCAGACATGGGCTGGGTTTCTTTTGGTATTAACAGCTCGAATTACGATGACCCTGAGTTCCCAATTACGAAAGCTGATGACGCCTATATTCTTTACGAACCACCAGCGAATACAACGGGTGACGGCGACTTTATTATTGGTACAGGAACCAATGGTCAGAAAAATAGATTGATCTTCGCAGCACAAGGTTTTGATGAAGCGAATGCTCAGATGATCATTACGCCTGATGAGTCTGTACGAATTTCTATCAATACAGATGCAACTTCATCAAATACTGGCGCACTTCAGGTTGCTGGTGGAGTTGGTATTGAGGGTTCATTGTTCGTTCAAGGCAATCAAACCATTCAAGGCGATCTAATTGTCAACGGATCGCAAGTAACTCAAAGCATTCAAAGCGTTGCTGCTTCTGGACCAATTTCATTGGTTGGTGATGGTAATATTGCTAACACCTGGGATTTTGGTATTGTGGGCGTTTATGCTAATAATAGAACTCCGACACTAGAAGGTGTAACAAATAAATCTCTTGCAAATAATATTGCAACCTTAACAACAGCAAATAACCATAGTTTTGTAATTGAAGATTATGTTAATGTAAGTAGTGTAGATACTATCTTTAATGGCACATACCGATTAACTGGAGTTACGTCAAACACTATTAGCTATTTTAAACTAGCAAATAATGTTACATCTACAGCTGCAAGTGGTAACGTAACATCATCAGTTCGTGCAACTTACACTGGCGTTCTTAAAGATACAGCTAATGCAACTTGGAAGTTGTTATCTAACATTGAACGACGTCCAGATTTTAATGCTAATTTAACCAATGCAGTTCTTGATAGTCTTCGTGTCTCAACAATTAATGCAGATAGTTTTGTAACTAGCGCGGGATTGAATGTAACTGATCAAGCAAATACTGCCTATGCTCAAGCTAATGCTGCATATGGGCAAGCTAATACTGCATATGGACAGGCTAATGACGCTTATTCGCAAGCAAATACTGCTTATGGGCAGGCTAATACTGCTTATGGTCAAGCGAATCTAGCTTATTCTCAGGCAAATACTGCTCGCAATCAAGCCAACACTGCTTATGGACAAGCCAACGCAGCATATGATCAAGCCAACTCAGCGTTTGCTGCTGCAAACAATCGAGTGTTGAAAGCTGGCGATACCATGACTGGATTGTTGAACGTTGCGAATAATCTGGTGGTCACTGGGAATGTAGGGATTGGAACTGCATCGCCTAATTCTAGATTAGATGTTAGAGGGCAAGTTATTCTTGGCAATGCTGGTAATAGTGCCAATATTGCAAACTTAATTTCTGGAACACCTCCTCAACTTGTTGCTGGATGGACCATCCCTGCTATTACTTGGAGTCCAGCTGCTACGATTGAGGCAGTGTTCGCGCGCGATGGTGATATGGGAATTGATATTCTTGCTGGCGATACAAGTAGTTCGCTCATTAACTTTTCCGATACAAACGATGAAGATGTTGGTCAAATAGAATACGATCACGCTACAGATTATATGCGTTTTCGTGTTAATGCTGGAGAGCGATTGCGAATTGACTCCTCTGGCAACGTCGGCATCGGAACAACAAATCCATCCGTCAAACTTCATGTCGTTGGTTCAAGTATTCTTGCAAATAACACTTCTATAGATCCTGATTCATACGCAAATCAAATCGTTGCTGGTGCAATCGCTGATGGTAGCGGATCATTTGGATTAACTTCTGCTATTGGCGGTAATGCTGGAACTGGCGATTCCTGGGCTATTGGACATAATGGAAGTGGACTTTTTATTGGTATGGGCAATGGTTCTGCTGATAATTCAATGCAAACTTATATGCAGTTTGATCCAAATAGAAACTTGTATCTAGTTCCTGATGGCGGAAATGTGGGGATTGGTTCTGCAATACCAACGACAAAGTTAGATATTAATTTTTCTAATGCTGGAACTTATGCATCTGGTGTTTCAAATAATGGAATAAGAATTTATAACACGTCAACAGCCACAAATCAATATGTTGGATTAATTTTTACAGGTGAACCAACAGATGGAAACGCTGGATTAGCCACAATTTATGGTATTACTGTTGGCTCAGGTAGTATGGATATGGCGTTCAGCACTAGAAATAGTGCAACATTGGCAGAACGCATGCGCCTCACCTCTGCAGGTTTTGTTGGCATTGGAACGACTTCACCGTCAATAAATTTCCATATCGCTGGTAATAATGGCAATTCTGTAGGCTCATCGACTTTTTGGAATTTCAATTTTGTTGGACAAGAAATACAAAATGCAAGTAATACAACTGGAACTGTTGCAGGTTTGGCTCTTATTGGCGGATCATCAAGATCAGCTGTTGCAGCAATTGGTGGTATATTAGAAAGCACATCTTTGAGTGCACTCGGATTTTTCACAGGTGGTAGCGGAGTTTCTGGTGGAACAGTACCAGAGCGCATGAGAATCACAAGCGCTGGCAATGTTGGAATTGGAACCACACCAACAGCAAGTAACGGCATTCTACAAATAGGTCAAGTTCCAGACGGCACTTCTTCAAGCATCGGATTCCCTAATGGCGATAACGCTGTGATATCAGCAAGATACAGTTTAGTGTTCCAGATCAATCATGACAATAATCAATCTGGCAGAGTTTATAGTTGGAAAACAGGCGGTAAAGGATATAGTGACGGCACAGATTTAATGACGTTGACTTCGGCTGGTAATCTTGGCGTTGGAACCAGCGGTCCTAACGCAAGACTGCATGTTAGAGAAAGCGGAATTACTGCAGCTGCAATTTCAACTGGTTGGCCAGCATTTAATGCTGAAAGTGCAGCGCAATCAAGATACGTGTTAGATTTAGATGCGGGTGGAAATGGTGATGTCGGCACAGGAGGAACTGGTGCATCAGCCACATTAATAATAGGAAATTATTTTGACGCTCGCGGAATTATTACTATGCGAGGTGCAGGTGGCGCGAGTCCATCTGATCAAGGACAGGGATATGGAAAAGATTTAATGGTCAAAGCTGGAAACAGCGATAATGGAAATGGATTAATTGGTGGTCGCCTATTCCTTGCTGGTGGTTCTGGATATTCTGGAAATGCATTTGGCACAAATTATGGTGCTGTGATACTGCAACCAAATAGCTCGAGAACAGGAAGAGTAGGTATTGGAACCACACAACCACCGCAAAAAGTATTAGATGTTTCTGGAACTACTGGCATTATTGCTTCTTTTGGCGGTCCATTCGGTCCTGGAGATTTTCTAGGATTTCATTTTGGATATTCAGAAACCGCATACGGTAATGATGCATATAAAAAATCTGCATTAGTATTTGAAAGAACCGACAATAATAATCAAGGCGGCAACGCCAGCGGAAAAATTCACTTTTTATTAGCAAATTATAGTAGTTCTAGTGCAACATCATTAAATGATTCTGTAATGACGATCGATAGTGATGCGAATGGAACTCAAGGTTCAGTACGTGTTGGTATCGGTACTCGTAGTCCAACAAGTACGTTGCAAATTAATGGATCTTTGGCTAAATCTTCTGGTTCATTTAAAATCGATCATCCACTGCCTGAAAAATCTAATACTCATTACTTAGTACATTCATTTATTGAAGGACCACAAGCTGATCTAATATACCGAGGTAGAATTGAACTAGAAAATGGAACAGCTGTAGTCAATATCGATGTTGCATCTGGAATGTCAGAAGGTACTTTTGTTGCTCTTTGTAGAGATGTTCAATGTTTTACATCAAATGAAACAACATGGGATGCTGTTCGTGGTTTTGTAAACGGAAATATTTTAACTATTGAATCTCAAAATAGCACTTCTAATGCAACTATATCCTGGATGGTTATTGGTGAACGTCAAGATAAACATATGTTAGACACTGAATGGACAGACGAAAATGGTAAAATTGTGGTTGAACCGTTGAAAGAAACACCTAATATAAATGTAAGTATAGATGTAAACGCGCAAGCGAATACAAAATAAATAATCCTAAAAGAGAATCTGAATGACAACAAGAGTTTCCATAAGATACGGTGGCACTGGAGCAAATACTGCAGCAGATGCACGCGCTGCATTAGGCGTTTCCTCATCAGAAACGACCAATGCTGCTTATACACAAGCAAACTCTGCGTTTGACCAAGCAAATAGCGCATATAATGCTGCTAATTTAAAATTAGATTTAACTGGCGGAACAATCTCTGGCAATTTGACTGTTTCTGGTAATCTTGAAGTTCTTGGAAACAGCACTACATTGAATGTTGAGACGTTGTTGGTTGAAGACAATGAGATTATTCTCAACTCAAATGTTGCTGGTTCTCCAACGCTCAATGCTTTTATTACTGTTAATCGCGGATCTTCTCCAAACACTTTTGTTAAGTGGGATGAAGATGATAATAAATGGGGTTGGAGCGACGACGGATCAAATACTTTTTATTTTAACACTGCACTAGATGCCTATGATGCAGCGAATACAGCCAATACGAATGCATTAGCAGCCTATGGTCAAGCCAACGATGCCTATGCCGCTGCGAACACAGCAAACACCAACGCATTGGCAGCATATGATCAAGCAAACTCCGCTTTCGATCAAGCAAATCTAGCATACGATCAGGCTAATACAGCATACGGACAAGCAAATGACGCTTATGCAGCTGCGAATACAGCAAATACCAATGCACTCGCAGCATACGGACAAGCTAATTCTGCTTATGATCAAGCAAACTCGGCTTATACTCAAGCAAATGATGCTTATACCGCAGCAAACTCAGCAGCCAATACAGTTCGAGTCTCTCAAAACAGTGGATCAACATTATCTGCTAAACAATTAAACTTTGTCAACACTGCTAATGTAACTATTGCTGTCACGGATTCTGGTGACGGAAATGCGAATATTGAATTTGAAGTAGCAGCAGGTGGCTCAGGAATCGCAGACTTCCCAGTTTCTGCTAATAGTGGTTCGACGGTCACTGCAAATGCACTCAACTTTATCAATACATCTTCTGTCACTGTAAGCGTTCAAAGTGGTATTGATGGAAATGCAAATATTTCCTTCACCTCTGTTGGAGCTGCAGCGAACTTAGAAATTCTAGATGACGGATCTTCATTAACTGCTGCTGTCACGAGTATTGATTTTGTTGGATCGGGCGTCACTGCAACAGCCAATGGATCTGATGTCACGGTCACAATCACAGGTGGTGGTGGAACAGAAACCGTTGCCAAGTCTGATCTATTCACTGCAGCAAATGGTGATGCAAATCTCACCTATTCATTGACGTATGCAGTTCCTGGAACGGATTATGTCTTTGTAAACAAGAATGGCATTGCTCTTGTTCCTGGAACTGATTTCGTCATTGAGAGTTTCCAAACACTCCGAGTGATCGACACTGGTGAAACTGGTGACGTCATTGAAGCGCATTACTTTACTCCAGCTTCAACGATTCTAATTCCAAACACTGATATTATTATTGATACAAATACAGTCACTGCTCAGACGAATACATTCTATTTGTCTGCGAATATTACTTCAATTAATCTCTTGACCGTCACGAAGAATGGTCTCACACTTACACCAAATTCTCACTTCACGTTGTCAGATAATAATACCATCACATTGACAACAGTAGCAGAAGTAGATGACGAATTGGTCTTTAGATTCTTCCGTGATGTTACACTCGAAAGAGCCAATTCAAATAACTCAGTCAGCTCTACATTCACTGCGAATGGTTCAGCGAATGTGTTCTTCATGGACTCTCATGCAACTTCGAACAACAATGTTCTTGTCACGATTGACGGTGTGGTTTTAATTCCTGTTGATGATTATACGGTCGATGGTCCAATATTGACCATTAATTACATGCCACCAAATGGCGCGAAGATTGAAGCTCGAACAATCACAGGCGGTGGTGATGGCGGTGGAGCGACACTCGGATTTGTTCGCGATTCTTTTGTCGGCGATGGAAACACAGTTAATTACACACTCACCGTTGCTCCGTATGATGAAGACAACTGCTTGGTCTATGTTGATCGAGTTTTGCAAAGAAACAATGAGTATAATGTCAGCACAACGACATTGACCTTTGATTCTGCACCTGACGCGAATGCAGTGATTGATGTCTTCACGACAACTTATAAAGCAACCAGCTTTGCATTGATGAAAGCTGGGGATACAATGACAGGCAACTTGAACGTCTCAGCGACATTAATCACGCAAAATGTTGAGCCTGTTGCGAATGTGACTTATGATCTCGGAACGAGCACCAAGAGATTCAAAGATCTCTGGTTGAGTAATAGTACGATTTATTTGGGAGAAGCGACAATTTCTGCAAATGGCGGAAACATTGTTGTTCCTTCGATTCAAACTTCAAGTGGTGTAAATGTTGAAGCAGTTCTTGCTGATGCATACAATCAAGCGAATAGTGCATTTGATGCGGCGAACAATCGAGTGTTGAAAGCTGGCGATACAATGACTGGATTGCTAAACGTCGCGAATAATCTAGTAGTTACTGGGAATGTTGCAATCGGAGTTTCTTCAACATCCAACACTGTCCAAATTAATGCTGAATTTCCAACAATACGTTTAGAAGAAACGGGAAGTGGTGGATCAAAAAGATTAGAATTTAGTGTAGCCAATGATGGCGTTGCACTAATTAGTGCAGGTCAGTCCTCTCAATCGCTTGCATTTGGTACTGTTGGTTCAGAGAGAATGAGAATTGGTTCTAACGGTGCAGTGTTAGTTGGAACAACCTCTGATCCTACTGGAGGCACAACGCAGCACTTTTTCTCGCATTCTGGTAATAATCCAACTGCATTTATTATTGGTGATGCAAATAATAGTGCCAACGCTACAGGATTGTATCTACGTTCAACTGATCCAAGATTAGTTCGACCAACTGGTATGCCAATTTATATTGCAGATACTGCAGGAACGAAACATGTTACTGTTTTAGGCGATGGGAAATTAGGAATTGGCACAACAAATCCAAGCGCGCAATTATTTGTTGCTTCATCAGAAACTGGATACACTGCAAACCTAGCAGAAACAGTAACTAAAGCAGCTGTTTTATTTAAAACACATAGTTCAGATTCTACTGTTACTTCATTTGGTGGAATTTCAGGTGGAAATGCGTACATTCAAAGAACTAATGGTGCAGGAACTACTTCATATTCTATTTGTCTGAATCCTTTTGGTGGAAATATTGGTATCGGCACAACAAGTCCATCTAGTGTATTCCACATGAAAGGCGCTGCAAGTGCGGATGCAACTCTGACAATTGAAACCAGTGCAAACAATGATTATGCAGGAATAATTAGTTTTGCTGACGCTGGTGGCTCTTCTGCTTCTATTTTTTATAGTCACTACAGCAGCGTAATGGTATTCAATGTTGCAGGTGGTGAACGTTTGCGCATTAATAGCGACGGCAATATTGGCATTAGCACAACAAGTCCTGCCAATAGATTAGATATCTGGTCACCAGATGGAGAAGGCGCTAGATTTAGAATTGTTACAAAAACTAGTGGTACAAGTTCATTTCAACAAATAGCCTTAATGGGTCACACTGGTTCTACTGTGAATGATGGATTTTTTCAATTATTTGATAATGGAACTGCGAAAATAAGTATGGCTGCAAATGCATCTAGAGGTGGTGATACTTATTTTAATACTGGTGGATATTTATATGTGGGTAAAACGTCTGACTCGAACGATGTTGGTTTGTCGTTAGGTGGTGACGGATTTTTTAGAACTATTCGCAATGGTGCTGCAAACATAATTTGCGACCGACTTTCTAACGACGGAGATTTAATTATATTTAGACAGGATGGTAATAGTGAAGGTTCCATCTCCGTCAGCGGCAGCGCCGTCTCTTACAACGGTGGTCACTTAGCTCGTTGGTCACAAACGACCGATAACACCCGCATCGAATTACTTAAAGGCACAGTCATGTCAAACCTTGACCAAATGGCAGAGTGGATCGATCCAGAAACAGGTGAGCCACAACAAAACGAACAGCTCAACTGCATGAAAGTGTCAGATGTTGAGGGCGATGTAAACGTCGCTGGCGTGTTCGTGAATTGGGACAACGATGACGATGTGTTCGCCAATGATATGAACATCGCAATGACAGGCGACATGATTATCCGAATCGCTCAAGGTGTCACAGTGCAGCGCGGTGATTTGTTGATGTCTGCTGGCGACGGTACAGCGAAGCCACAAGGCGATGACATCATCCGAAGCAAAACGATTGCAAAAGTCACTTCAACGCATGTCACTTGCACTTATGAAGACGGTTCTTATTGCGTTCCATGTGTGTTGATGGCTTGCTAATAGATTAGAAAATAGGAATTACAATGTCAAAACAACAAGTTTCAATTTTCATGGGTGGCACTGGTGCGAACACGGCATCAGACGCACGCACAAATCTTGGTGTTGTTGCTGTGTCTGGCGACACCATGACAGGAAATCTGAATGTTGCTGCCACATTGATCACTCAAAACGTCATTCCGAATGCTAACATCACCTATGATCTTGGAAGTAGTGAAGCAAGATTCAAAGATCTTTGGTTGAGCAACAGCACGATTTATTTGGGAGAAGCATCGATTTCCGCACAAGGTGGGAATGTGTCCTTTGGGAATGCGGAAATTCAATTGTCCAACGTGACGACGAAGTTGAATGTGACCAATGATCTGTTTGTGAGTGGGAATGTTGGGATTGGAACAGAGAGTCCTGCAGCCAAACTACACTTAGGAGGTTTGGCGCCATTAGATTCTATTATTCGCCAAGACTCTACAGCTTCGGGCACTAATTGGGAAATTGGGGAAAGAGAAGCAGGAAAGTGGCAAATCTGGGAAGATGATTCAGACAATGTTGTAGCTACTTTTACATCAACAGGAAATACTGGTATTGGAACAACTAGTCCATTAACAAAACTTGACATTTTAGATTCTAATGCAACAAATCGAGTTGTAACAATAAAACGAGGTTTGCAGGGATCAGAGGCAAATTTGTCAACCTCTTTTGGCGCTCCATATTTGCAAGTAGGTGGTAATGAATATAAATTAAATTCCCTTCAAAGTATTGGATTTGGCTATGTTACTGGTGGATCTAATCCCCCAGGGGAAATAGGATTTGTAACCAGAACAACTAGCGGTTTTACATATGGCGATTTCGTCATAGGAACTAGAACTGTTACTACTGATACTGCGGTAAGTGAATGTATGAGAATTACGGCAGAAGGTAACGTCAGTATTGGAACAACATCACCTATTGCTAATGGAACACTAACAATCCATACTAGTAAACCTATAATTACATTATCTTCAACAAATTATGCCAGTCAATATATGACAACGCTTGGCACTTATTCTGGAGCAGAAGCATTTTTGATTTTCGGCAATAATGGCAGAAATGAAATTAGAGCAGGCAGAACTAATCCTGGTGGCTATCTAGACTTTTTTGCAAACAATACAGTTGATCAAGAAGCAAGTTCTGACGGCAATTTTATTGCTAGAATGCATGCAAACGGAACAACAAGTTTTGGAACAACAAATGTGTTTGGAGCAAGTCGTCCAACAGTTTCAATTTATAGTGAGAGCAGACCATTAGTGTTAAAATCGAATACTGCAGATTATACTATGCTTTCGATTTCTTCAGTAAATAAGGAATATGGATTTTATCATGACGCAGGTAATACCTTTATTTTGAGAGAAGTTGCTGTTATTAATGCTATAGAAGTAAACCCTGGTGGACGTATTAATTATCCAGGACAACCAGCATTTTCTATGTTTGGGACAAGTTATACACAAGACTCGCAGGCATCAGGCATTCGAACAGTAATTATACCAGCGAGCACAGAATTTAACATTGGCAATCATTATAATACATCTACTGGTGTATTTACTGCACCAGTGGCTGGTAGATATTACTTTGCATTTTGGGGACTAGCCTATCCTCTTCAAGAAAACGATCGTGTAAGCATTGCATATAGAAAAAATGGTAGCGTGGTTTTTATAGTAGAACATAATGGTAATTCTGGAAGTCATACTGAAACTTCAGGATGTATATTTTTAAGCCTTGCAGCTAATGATACGGTCGATCTAACATTCAGACGTGATGCAGGCGATTTAGCTTCTGCATACAGCACACAATGGACTATGGTAGGATATATGGTTTCTTGATCTATCAAGATAAATATCAATATTAATTTCAACAGGAAAAATTTATAATGTCAGTACAATACACAATAACTCTATCAGCAGCTGAAGACAAGGCACTTGCTTACGTTGCTGCTTCTCAGCAAGACTGGATCGACAATGCAGTTCATGAGCGTTGCCGTATTGCAATTGACGAGATTGTCAATGCAGAAGTTCAGCGCAAACTCGCAGCTGGCGAATCCATCACTGGAACAAAGGACGACATCGTTCTTGCTGCTCCAATCAAGTCTGCTGCAGAACGCAATGCTGAAGCTGCTGCAATGACTGCAAACACTGCTTAAAGAGAATCTAAATGGCTGGAAAACTCTCAGGATCCGCAATTCAAACTGGAACGATCACTTCCACTCAGCTTTCTACTGAGCTGGGTCCAGTGTCAAGTGAACTGCAGCTAGTGGGTTCTGGAGTTTCTTTGAATGTTTCAAACAATGCAGTGTTCAGTGGGAATGTTGGGATTGGGACGGCGAGTCCAACAGCGAAACTGTCGGTTGATGGTTCTGTTGTGTTTAATGAATCAGGTGCTGACGTCGACTTTCGTGTGGAAGGCGACACTGACGCAAATCTTTTGTTTGTGGATGCGTCGACGGACAGGATTGGTATTGGAAAAAATAATCCTGCTTATAAATTAGATATCAGCGGTGGTGTTTCAATTAATGGTAAATCATTGATTGGTGCAAGTGGTTATTTTATATGCGGATCAGCTGGGTTTAGATGGAATAACAATACTGATGGTTTTAACAACGTTGTTATGAATGACAACGGAACAACTGGATTTAGGAACGCTATCGGATTAGGACTGGCGGACCTTACAACCGTAACCACTTCTGGGGTTGGTGTTCAGTTTCCAGCCACACAATCCGCATCGTCTGACGCCAACACGCTGGACGATTATGAGGAAGGGACTTGGACGCCTAGTGTTGCGGCTGGATCAATCACAGGAACAGGTATTACATATGATGGACAATATACAAAAATAGGGCGTGTAGTGCATTTATCTTTAAAGATAGCGACGACTGTTAATGATTTACAGATTGGAAGTTATGTTCTATTTTCGGGATTACCTTATACGCTTTATGCAACATCTTCTGGAGTCGTGACAAGCGAAGACCCAGATATAACAAGTACAAACGGATTTTGCCACGCAGGTGGGACAACAATTCTTATTGGTGCTAGTGGCTCTCCTGCATCTACACAAACTTTGTTTTGCACCATAGTTGCATTTGTTTAATTATCTGCATCGGACGGTGCAGACGGACAGTCCTTTAACCATAGGAGATAAAAATGGCAAATTTCGAAGAAAAAGTTTATATTAGTGAATTTAATATCCAACAAAATGGATCTATTAATGTTCGCAAAACAACAGAAGTTTTAAAAGATGGAGTGTCAATCTCAAAGACCTACTGGCGATGTGTGTTGGCTCCATCAGAAACAATAGATACAGAAGTGCTCAATGAACCTTATTATGCCAATCTGGCTCAAGCAGCATGGACACCAGAAGTGATTGCAGCATATCAACAGGCACAACAAGAAGCATTAATGTCTAGACCATAAGAGATCCTAAATGTCATCACCAAAAATCTATCAAGTCGCAAATCTTCAAAGCTCATTGAGTGATCGTGTGCTCAAGGCTGGCGACACGATG